CACCAGCCGTCATCTGGTGGGAGAACGTCCCTGGCGTCCTCAGTAGTAAAGACAATGCATTCGGCTGTTTTCTGGGCGCGCTGTGCGGGGAAAGCAGCCCACTCGAGCCGTCAGGGGATGGATGGACGAACGCTGGTTGTGTGTTTGGACCCCAAAGAGCAATTGCCTGGCGCACGCTCGATGCCCAATATTTCGGACTGGCCCAACGCCGCCGCCGTGTGTTCGTTGTCGCAAGTGCTCGTCAGGGGTTCAATCCCGCCGAATTACTTTTTGAGTTCGAGGGCGTGCGCCGGGATTTTGCGCCGAGCCGAGAAGCGCGGGAAGACGTTGCCGGAACAATTGAGGCAAGCATTAGCCGCAGTCGCGGAGCGGGAACAAGCCCAGGTATCATCTGCCTTGCACACGGACAGGGGGGGGCAGAGTTAGCAATTGATCGCAGTCCCACCCTGACGTGCAACCATGAGGCCCCGATTGTTGTTGGGGATGTGGCGGGGACGCTCACGGGCAGCAATGGTGGGGATGACGAGAATGATGCCGTAGCGGGCCACCTTCAAGTGTTTGGCGGCAACAACACATCTGGACCGATTCAAATATCGCCAGCTATGAACGCAAATCGTGGCTGCCACAATCCCGGTGATTTTGAGGCCGGAGCACTAATAGTAATTCACGGTACTCAAGACCCCAACACCCTGCGCGATATGGCGCACACGCTGGGCAGGAACAGCGGGCAGGAAAATGTGCTCTGCTTCGACACGACACAGGTTACCAGCCCAACGAACAGGAGCAATCCGAAAGCCGGCGATCCTTGTCATTCGCTTGCGGAAGGAGCTCATCCGCCAGCAATTGCATACCCTCTCCTTGAAGTCGGACAGATAGGCACCCTTGAAACAGTCAAGCCATGGCATGTGCTTGCTCACATGTCAGTGCGCCGCTTGATGCCCGTCGAGTGCGAGCGCTTGCAGGGCATGCCGGACAACTGGACCCTGGTGCCAGTCGGCAAAAAGATGGCAGCCGATGACCCGAGGTATAAGGCCATTGGGAATTCGATGGCTGTCCCCGTAATGGCCTGGATCGGTAAGCGGCTGTTAGTTGAACTGCAAAAGGAGTCTTTATAAATGGGACGTAAAGCATCCGACAAGCCACGGGCGGAGCGTGACCGTGAACGTCGCCAGCGCCAGCGTGCGGTTGGTATCATCACTCTGCATGTCAGGGTCCACCCGAAGGCAAGTGCAGCCTTGGAGCGCCTGCGCGGCTCCGCCTGGGGCGCCACCAATACTGACGTGATCAACAACCTGCTGATATCAGCTGCCGAGGCCGAATGAACATCCTGCGCTTACTCCCCTTTGGCATAGGCAATCGAACCAACGGCGGCCAGCAGCGCTGCTACCACCTGGGCGACCAGCTGCGCCGCGCCGGCCATGACGTGCATGACGTGGTGGTGAACAACGGCGACGTGCTGCAATCTACCGATTACCCCTTCGATGCCATCATGTTTGAATTCCCATGGCTGGTACATACTGCCCAGTGGCTGATCAGGCAGCACAACAATGCGGCCAAGTTAGTGTACTCGTCGCACCATGTTGAAATCCGCGTGCAGCTCGCGCGCCTGGGGCGCCAGCCGGACTATTGCAGCGATTCCTGGACCGAGTACACCGCCCGGTGCGAGCGCAAAGCCTACCGCGAGGCGGATCTCGTTGTGTGCTGTTCAGTTGGCGATGCCGAGTATTTCCAGGCCAGCGGCGCCCGGCGCGTGGTAGTGGCCGGCAATGGCGCCGAGCCCTTCACCTGCTCCGGGATTGATATTTCCCTTGCATCCAGGGTTATTGGCTCGCACCGTCCGCGCACCCCATTTTACGTCAGCAGCTCCTGGGTGCCGAATACCCATGGCTTTTGGGACATGCTTGCCGGCATGGTGCTGGAGCCGCGGGAGCAGATAGCTGTGATCGGTGGCGCGCGCGACGTGCTCCTGCAGGACCGCTTCATGCCGGCCGGCGCCGGCCTGATTGCACCGCACCTGTGGATGCTGGGAGTAATGGAGTCGCGGCAGCTCGAAGCCTACCTGTGCGCCGCGAATGTCAACCTACTGCCCATCACAGCAGGCGGAGGCAGCAGCCTGAAGGTGGCCCAAGCCCTGCTGGCGCCCCGGCCGATCCTGGCCACCCGCCAGGCCTTCCGCGGCTTCGAGTTTGTCATGGGAGACAAGCGCATCATCCTGGCCGACACAGCAGCGCAGTTTCAGGAGGCCCTGCGCGATTTGTACAGTGGCTCCTATATCGCCGATTCCGAGCCGGCCGACCAGCTTAAAGACAGGCTCACCTGGTCGAGTATGCTGGCGCCCATGGTGGAGCAATTCCACGCACTAGCCGCTAGACCTGAAGCCTAAAGAAAAACAGGGACAACCGGACATTGTGTCTGGTGTTCCTAATATCCCCAGCATCCCTTCCAATGTCCCTGCTCAATGTCCACCTGCCGTCTGTCGGTTAATTACTCTTTTTTGATTAAACATCTTCAATATTACGACCAATGGCCGTATAGTAAAGATGTGGGTTGGGGAGATTGGCTCCCATCCCCCACCGGGAGAGAAAATCATGGCCAGACAGCCCCAGCGCGACAGAATGACGGAAGAAGTTGCAAGCAACCTCATTGCCCAGTACATGGCGGCCTTTGAGGCTGAAGACATTCCCGAAATGGAGCGCATTGTCGAAATCTGCTGTGCGAGCCCGAACATTCCCTTCGCCAATGAACTTCTTTGCCAGTTGGAGTGCTAAACCATGGCAATAAAAAAACTCAGCAAAACCCGCGCGAAAGCAATTACTGCTCTGCCCTCCTGCGTCGAAAACTATTACGAAGACTACATGAAGAAATTCAGCAGCCAGAGCGAAAATGACTACTACAAAATGTCAGGCTGCATTTTTACCCTTTACTGGATGGATATCATCACGCAGCCAGAGTACCACTGGCTCTATGAATACAACCGCGCCATGAGCGCTGCACTGAGGGATGTAAAAAATGTCCTGCCTTAACCCCATTGAAACCCTGCTGTCTGCCGACAACGCCAACTGCCTGGCAGACGAGCTCAATGCCGATGACGCCGACGGCTGGACCTACAAGGCGCACCACCCTGCCGATGGCCGCGGATACTCCAAGGTAGCGGCCTACGATGAAACTGGCGAGTTTGTTTCTTTTCTCTAGGAGTCATGATGAAAGTTCATCAGGATATGAATTTGGCCGAGTTGGCCAAACTTATGAATGTTACAGCTGACGACATAAAATATGGGGCAGCAAAAAACATGCAGATTTTGCTGTTGCAGCATGGTCACTATGGCTGCGACACCAGCGAAGTTATCACCAGAAACTGGCGGCAATTTGAACAATGGTCTTGCATGTTGATGGATAGGCTTATTACCCCTTGGCCGATCATCATCAAACTGATACGCGATAATCACCACTTAACCCAGGCGCAGGCTGCATCTATTGTCTACGTCGATATCCGCACATGGCAGCGCTGGGAAGCTGGTGACCGCAATATGCCGCGCGCAATATGGGAATTTTTCCAGATGCGCGTAGTAGATGGTCAGATTGGAGAATCATCAGCCACAAGCCGCGGCTGATAGTCGGAAATGATCAGCTCGAGCGGCAGGGACATTACCTTGCTGCCGACACCGTTGAACTTCACCGTTTTATTGTCATTGGAGGCGGCGCCAGGAAGGCGCCTCAGCTGGCCGCGGAGATCCGCACCGAACGGGGTATTCTCCATCAGGTGCTGAAGCGCCATGCTGGTGTTGGCCAGCAGCAGATCGGCCCCGCGGATAGCCATGCCATACCGCCGCAGCACCCGGCCGGCCTCATCGGTGGTCAGTGGCGGATTGCCGCCCTGCACCGCGTTGCTGGCCATGGTAATCACTTCAAAGACCGTCAGGGTCAGGTTACCTATGCGCAGGTGGGCTTCCATGAGCGCGCTCAATGCCTTCTCACTTTCCTCCGTCTCTGAATTCTCTGTGAACTCGTCCCAGTTGAACGTGTTCACCAACTCTTCAGCCTGCTGCTCTGTCACCAGCTCATTTGATACCAGCGACCAGCAGCCGGCCAGCAGGGCGCCATACTGGTCACCCTCGCGCCGAGTACCAAAGCGCTTCGTGCAGACATGGGAAAAAAGCTCTATGTTGACCCGGATGATCGGGATCAATTTCAGAGAGCGCAAAAAGAGCCGGCCAGGTACTGTCTTGTCAGTTTGCAGTGCATATATGGAGTCGCGCAGCTTTATCCACTCGTCAGCCTTCGATGCCTTGGGCGCCTTGTCGCGCTTCGGCCGCAGGCGCAGGACAGACAAGCGCTCAACGTCGGCCTGCTGGGTAAGCGCCACCTGGATCGAGCTCAGGCAAAACATGGAGCGAACGTGATAGCTGACGGCATTGCCAAACTGCGTACCCTTGAATGTCTCTGCCGCGCTGTCGGAGCTGGACTGGCGGATAAGCGAAAGCACGCTCTGCATCCGGTTCGCGTCCTTTTCGGTATTCGACTCCGACTCATCGAACAGCACAGGGATTGCGTCACCCGCCAGCTTCTGGCGGATACCGGCCTCGGAGCTGTTGCCCTGGGCATACTTATCCATGCCATTCATAAGCCAGTGCAGGAACTCCATGATGGTGCTCTTGCCTGAGCCGGCGCCACCGGTAACCCAAATGTGCGGACGCCACGCCAATGCCCCGCAAATCGGCGCCAGCGCCATCCAGCCTGCCAGCAAGGCACCACTGGCCGGCATACTCCAGCGGAACTTGCGGCAGATTTCCAGTATGTGCTGGCCCTCGGCTGTAGTCAGCGCTGTTTCAGGTAGCGTGGGCATCCTGAATTTGCGCTCATAAACGAACTTCGAGTTAATTTCCTCCAGGTTCGTTATCTTGCCATCCACCCACAGGCGGTCGCCCAGGTGGAACACCAGCCGTTCTTCGTCTTCCCAGGCCCCACGGCCACGCACGCATGATGGATCAAATACGCCCTTGGCAATGCAGGCCTGCACAATCCAATCGAGCGCAGCATCTGTGTCAATTTCAGGCTTTTTCTTGTTCGCCATGAAATCGCTTTTTTCCCACCAGTTGAGCGGCGCCAGGGTAATAAGGCCATTCTTTCCAAAACTGCCGACGGTAAGCGTCAGGATCTGCTTTTTACCGTGGTGGTAGATAAAGTAGTAGTCCCGGTCATAGCCCAGGAAATCCCATGGCTGATTGTGGCCGTCAATGCCTGCCGTGCTTTTCGGCTGGGGTGGCAGATCAGACTGATCAAGCATTACCTCTTGCTCGCCGTCCTCTTCATCTGCAAAGCGGTCGGCCATCATTTCGTCGTGCGCGTCAGGCTCCGGTACCTGCTCATTATCGACCGATGCTTTTTTCTTCGGGGGTGATGGCGGAAGCGGGTCCGTCATATGCTTTTTGACCCATGCCAGCACGTCGTCAGGTGTCCAGCCGTCAGTCTCAGCGTCGGCGAGATCCCAGCCCCTGGGGTAGTCGGCCGGCGGCTCCGAGCACTTCACGATGCAACCCTGCTCGAGCAGGATATGCACCAGGCCACGCCGCTCCAGCTCGCCATCCTCGCCCAGCCGGCCGTACGTGGTGACATAGCCCTCCTGGTCGGCATCGCGGATGATCAGCACCTTGCGACCCTTCAGCGGAAGCCAGTCGGTATGCTCGATGGCCTTGCCTCCACCCAGGTAGCTGATTACCTGGAACTGTGGCAGGAGCCGGCGCGCTGCGTCGACGGTCTTCTCACCCTCCACCATCACAACCATGCCAGGGGTAGCCAACTGCTCAAGGCCATATATAGGCCGCGGCTTCGGCAGCGCCGCCCAGCGCCAGCCCTCTTCACCGGTTTCCGTATCAACCGAGTAGGTCAGCGGCAGCACTTCCTTGCCTGGACGCATTTCACCGGTTTCCGGGTCACGGCGGAGGATATCGAAACGCACGACATAACCGTAGATATGTTCGCCATCCGGCATACGGATAGGCCACATGGAAGTAAGCTTGCCATGCCTTGAGTGAACAGAGGGCGGAGGCTCAGCATGATCAGGTACCGGAATAATCAGCTCGAACTGGCGTGCTTGCTGGCGCTGCTGCGCAAAAGATGGGCGCTGGTCGGCCGGCGGACGGACGATATTGGCCTTCGTGGGCTCGCCATTGATGTAGCGCACCGAGTCAGGAAAATTGAAGCCCTTGAACTCCATCACGAACGAGACGGCATCACCGCTGGCGCCACAGCCAAAGCAGTAATACATTTCTTTGTTCTGATTAACCTTGAACGATGGCGACTTTTCATTGTGGAACGGGCAGCAGGCTACCCACTCTGCACCCTGTTTTTTCAGGTCAATAAACTCGCCGACCACTTCGAGGATATTGGCGTTTGCACGGTCAATATCCTGTTGCGACGTTTTTGGCAGTTCATTACTCATTGGGCCCCCAAGTGGCTCTTATTATCCCAAGTATTGAATGATGCGTCGGCGGATCACTTGGGGGATCGTTCGGCGGCCAGACCTAGCCGACACATCAACCGTTGGTACGGAGCCGCGAAACACCGCGCTCCAGCACCTGCATAGCCTCTTCTTCGGAGGACGCAAAACCTGCTATCCCACCAGCATCATTGACCTGGTAGATAAAATTGAGCTGATTCTCTTTCTTGCGGTCACCACCATTACTGTGCTTCGAGTCAATGGCCGTGAAAACCGCAACCTTGCTGCCCACCATGTCCGGGGTGATGATAATGGAGTACCAACCGACCAGATCAAGCGACCCGTCCACAAGCCCGGAATGGAAGCGGCGAGCATTTTTCACCAGCACATCACCGTTACCCAGCTCAACAAAGTTAGAGCTGATCCAGCTCTTGCCGACATTGTTTCTGAATAGGACCGCACCGGCGCGGCTCAGGAACAGCATTAGTTTTTTGCTGACGCTGCTCTCTCTCATGCTGCATCCGCCTGTGTCTGCTGGGACTTCCTGAAATTCCACTCTTCAATCACGGTATCCCGGATGTGCTGCATGGCAGTCTGGCGCTCATCATGACTCAGGTGTTTCTGCCGGGCACCCCACATTTCCACCCATGCCCGGCGCTCATCACGAGTCATGTTGTCGAGCAGGTGGCGGGCAAGGCAGCCCTCCATAAAGTACCGGCTGCAGGACGAGACGCAGCGGCCTTTCTCGTACACCACCTTGGTATACATCAGGCCCTCTTCGTTACGGTATGAAATGGCGTCCATAAAAAATCCCCGCTGATTCCGAAAATTCGGGCGGGGATAGCAACCACAAGGTAAGAAACCTGATAGTGCTGTCCCGACCGGCTTTTGTCAAAATATTAGGGATTAAGCGATTCCCCATGCTCTTGATGCCATTGCGAGTGATGAAGGGCGCATAACCAGCGGACATTCAATGGTTTGGCGTAGTCATCGTGATGAGCACAAATATTTTCTTCTGTAAAGCAAACCTCGCATGGCTCCTTAAAAAGCTTCTTATCACGTATTGCATTACCAACCAAAATATGAGCCTTTCTTTTCGTTGGGTTTTTTTCTATATATTTTTCTTTTGCTTTTTTTCCAGCAGCAATACCGACAATACTCAGCGAATATTCCTTACGCTTGGCAACTCTATTTTTGTCTCCACTTCTTTTTTTATCATAATCAGTCATACACGATTTGCATTTTGCGCAAAGACCATCAACAGATGCCTTTCGTATATGGAATTCTGATTCTGCTTTTTCAGTTCCACAGGTATTACAAAATTTCATGGCTATCTCCTAAAAAATAAAGGATAACCATAATAAAAAGGAATATCAAATCAAAAAGGAATATCATCACTGAACTGCTGTTCGCGCGGCGGCATTTCATCCTTGGACGCCGCAGCCTGGCGGTTCGCCGCCTGCTGGCGCTGGGCAGGAGCGGCCTGCTGCTGGCCGCCACCACCGCCATCGGCGGCCTTGTTGTCCAGCATCTGGAGCTGGTCCGCCTGCACTTCGGTCTTGTAGCGCTTCTGGCCGGTGGCCTGGTCATCCCAGCTCCTGGTCTTGAGTTTGCCCTCGATGTAGACCTTGGAGCCTTTGCGCAGATATTCGCCGGCAATCTCTGCCACCTTGCCGAACATGACAATATTATGCCACTCGGTAGCCTCCTGCATTTCACCGCTGTTCTTGTCGCGCCAGGCCTCGCTGGTCGCCATGGAGAAATTGCACACGGCATTGCCGTTCGGGAGAAACTTCACTTCAGGATCTTTCCCGAGCGTGCCAACCAAAATCACCTTGTTTACGCCGCGCATGTCCTACCCCTAAAAGTTGATTGCCTCGTCAGCCGCCTGAAGCAAAGACGGCTGGGCACTTATGGTGTTGTTTGCCGCCTGGTACTCCGCGGGAGTCTGCCCCAGGCATTCCTTCAAAATAACCTCTACCTTGCAGCGCACCAGCACATCCTGGAGGCGCTTGATTATCTGGTCAGTGACGTACTTAATTGCATCCTTCTCCATGGCCGGCCGGACATAAAGCAGCATGGTCCCGGCGGCATCCGTACGCATGACACTGTTCATTGCTACCCGCATGGCGCGCTCGCCCAGCTCGGAAGCGCTAACAAAGGCATTCCAGCCTGCTGGCGACCAGATGGGCTGCTTGGAAGCCGACAGGGCCTGCTTTATGCGCTTAATTCTCTCTGCCTTCTCGTCGCGGGCCTTGAGCACGTTTTCAGCATATTTTGTCGGGCTCTTTATATTGGGCTGGGTCTTTGCCCAATCCGCCAACTCTTCCTTGGTCTTGGCTTGTCCACGCTCAGCCCGGCTGAGACGGTTTACTTCTTCCTGCGCCTCGATGGCCGTCACATCCATTTTCTGGATAGTGCCCTCGACCTCCATTATGGAGCGCCCGGTCGGCACCCATTCATAACCGCACCCGTCGGAAAATGGCGATATGCGGAAAACATGCCCGCAATCACACAGAGTCATTTCGACGGGACGGAGAGCCCAGCAGGCGGGGCACTTCTTTTTTGTGCCCGGCACAGGCGTTTCAGCAGGGATATTCCCACAAAAAACCTGTGTTACAGGGTGAATGCGGAAACAGATGGGGCACCGCTTGTTCGCCTCTACCTCATCTTCAGCGTCCTTATTTCGACGCCCCTTTTTGCGTCCATCCAGGGTCCATTCACGATAGGCCCAGGGCAGTCCGTGATTGCTGATAAATACGTCATCGCGGACAAGGCCAATATTGCCAACGTGGTCCAGAATAAAGGCGCCAGTCTTGCCGGGACTCGGGCGCATGATGCGGCCCACCTGCTGGAGAAAAAGCCCTTCTGACTGTGTAGGCCGAAGAAGAATGCCGCACTCCAGATCAGGAAGGTCATAACCTTCTGACACCAGATCGACGGTGACAGCCCCATGTATTGCTCCAGACGCCAATTCCCGGTTTACTGAATCACGCGCCTCATCGGACATAGCGGGAGCCCCGACCAGGAGCTTGAAACGGAAGCCGGCAGCGTTAAAACGATCAACGATATCGTTGGCGTGCTTTACGCTGGCAGCAAAAACGATAGTCTTTGCGCCAGGGCACACCTCTTTATAGCGCTCGACGGCGTCCCCGACGATTTGCTTTTGTCCCTCCATCCGCTGCGCGAGCTGGATAGAGTTGTATTCCCCGTTGGCATTCAGGGTTACCCCAGTCAGGTCAACATTGTGCTGAGGCCCGTACAGTTCCGGCTTGACTAAGAAGCCCAATTCAATGAGCTCCGGCATGGGGGGGCCTAGAATTATAGTATCGAACAGGCCATCAGCATGAATGCCAAGCCCCTTGCCGTCAGATCGTACCGGGGTAGCTGTAACTCCCAGCGTAACAGGAGCGCCAAGAGCATCGTAAACTTTCCCCCACTTGTTGCCCGCCACAAAATGATGGGCCTCATCGACGATCAGTAAATCAGGCTTATAAGGCAGCTGGCCGTTTTTAATACGCGCCAATAAGGTATCAACACTGGCTACCTGCACCAACTCGCGCGGACGAGGAGTAAAGTGAGGGCTGATTAGCCCGTGAGATACTTTCAGGTTATCCAGGCTGCGGCTGGCCTGCTTTAGCAGTTCCTTGCGATGAACAATAATAAAAACCGAGTTTCCTTTATTCGCCGCCTTTTCGGTTATAAAACTGAAAAGGTACGTTTTGCCGGCACCTGTACTTAACTGATAAAGAACGGCGCGAAAGCCCTCCAGCATCTTCGCGCGGATCTCCTTGACGCCTTTTTCCTGATGCGGGCGTAGCGATATCATGATTACTTTGCTGCTGGCTTGCTGAAAGCGATATGCAGCACCATGGCGCCAGAACCAACAATGGTATAGACGTAGGCAAGCAACCAAAGGACATAATAGGTAATTTTGCTGTTACCGGCCGAGGCTGAAATATCGCGTTCTATCCTGGTACGAGCAGCTGCAGCCGCTGGGGATTTGCTGAAAGTCATATGCAGCCCGGCGAAGCATCCAAACAGCAGATACACACCGACAATGCACAAAAGAATGATAAGAAAAAGGTGCATTACTTACTCCTGTCGCTATACCCAAATAGGGACAAAATAAAAGTTAATAGGAGAGGGCGCCCAATATTTATTGTCGTGAACACGACGCCCATTATTAAGTTGGCTCGCCAATCAAATGGTAGCCCGAAAACCTTATCGATTACCCATTGCACGAAAAGGCAGATTGCATAGGAAGCGATGAAGCTCAGGACAACGCGAAAGCCGGCCGGTGGGGGTCGGCCAGCGTTCATCCATTAGCGCCTTGCGCGCCACCGGCGCCGCCCTGTGCCTGCTCTTTCAGCTTTGCCGCTTCTGCCTCTTCACGCCAGCCACGCGCCACCCGCTGGAGAGCGGCGATCAGCTCTACGGACTTGGGGGGCTTGGCTGCCCAGCGATCAGGGGTGGCCCGCGCTACGCCGGCTGCCTCGCAGGCTTCGGACAGGGAGCGGCCGGCCACTTTCAGATTACGTTCAATCTCATCAAGGGCTTGCTGAAACTCTGCCTCAAAGTCCGGGGATTCGGGCTTCTCTATTACTGTTGTCTCGCTCACGGCTACCTCGTCACTCAAATTTGCGTAAGTATAGCCGTCCCATCTGGCATCCCGTCAAGCCGACATTTTGTCATTTTTGAGCAAATCAGGCTTGCGCCTTCCTCTTTTTTGAGGCAGCATTCTCTAGGCGGCAGGAGTCGCTGGAGAGAACACATGCAAGACTTTATCCCTGGTCACTACCCAGGCGTATCGAACGACGACTATCACAATGGCCCCGGTGTATCAAAATCGCATCTGGACAAGATGGCCGTATCGCCAGCCTTTTACCGGTTTCATTACCGGAAAACTGATGAGGAAAAAAAAGAGGTAGTAGAAGAAGACGGGGCCTCCGATAAAAACTTCGGTACAGCTTTTCACACAGCTGTGCTGGAGCCTGACCTACTGTCCAGTACCGTGGTTATTGCACCCACCAGCATCAATAAGCGCACCAAAGTGGGCAAGCAGGAGTTTGCCGATTTCATGGCGCAGAACAAGCATAAAGTGGTGGTCGATGTTGGCGAGCATGACCTCTTGCTGAAAATGCGTGATGCTGTTCACCGGCATCCGGTAGCGCGCCATTTTGCGCGCGCCGATGGCGGTATGATCGAAAACAGCTTTTACGGATATGACCCGAAAAATGGTCTTCTGCGCAAATGCCGGCCGGACAAGATTATCGAATCCGGGGAGCTGATTATTGATTTGAAGTCAACAAAGGACGCCAGCCCGCGCGGGTTTGCTCTGGATGCCACCAACTACACCTATTATCTTCAGCCTCCGTGGTATTTGGATACGATGGAGCTGGCAGTAGGCTGGACGGCCGAGAATTTTGTTTTTCTTGCTGTGGAGAAAGAGCCGCCTTTTCAGATCGGAATCTATTATGCACAGCAACATGATATTGAACTGGCTCGCGCAGAGTGCCAGCGCCTGGCCGACCTGATAGCTGAATGTGATGCGTCGGGGTACTGGTACGACTATACGAAGTCTGAAGCCATGCCCCTTGACCTGCCGCCCTGGACCTGGAGAAAGTGATGAAAAGTTTATACATTTCACATGTGAAACTGCTGAACGTGCTTGGCATCGAAGAGTTGGAATTTGATGCCGGCCGTTTTGTTGAAATATCTGGCAAGAATGGCGCCAGCAAAACCAGTATTCTCGATGGCATCAAGGCTATCATCAAGGGCGGCTCCGATGCCTCCCTGGTGCATAAGGGCGCCAGCAAAGGCGAAGGGGTACTGGTGCTGAATGACGGCACGAACATCCGCCGCGTGTTCAAGGACAATGGCACAGCATCTACACTGACTATCACGAAGAATGGCACCAAGGTAGAGCGCCCGCAGAGTGTGCTGGATGGCATGGTCGACATGCTTTCTATCAACCCTATTGAATTCCTGCTGGCCAAGCCGAAGGACCGGCTGAATGTGTTGCTTCAGGCCATGCCGTTGAAAGTCGACCAGGCTGACATGGAGGAAAAGTGCGGCATTCCGCTGGCGCCGGAGCTGGTTAATTGCCATGCTTTTGACGCCATCCATGCCACGCATAAAGCCGTCTTCGATGAGCGCACGGTGACCAACAGGCTGGTGGCCGAGAAAGAATCGACGATCAAGCAGTTGCGCCAGACGCTGCCAGAAGAAATTCAAAATGCCGTCAGTGAGAGCCTGGCCACCCTGCTCGACGAACAGCGCGCCCTGCTTGAAAGCCGGGATATCTTTCTCGACAAGGTGCAGAAACAGCTGGATAGTTACAATGTTGGCTTTTCCCAGCGACGCACGGACGCCAAGGCTGTTTATGATGAGGCTGTGCGCGTGGCACGCGAGCAGTACGACAGTCAGATCGAAGTAATCAATGCCGAAGCCGACGTGAAGAAAACCGCAGCGGCCGAGATTAAGGACAAGCGGCTGGAAGTCATCGCCGTCAAAAACAACGAGCTCACTGCGCGCATTACCAGGCTGCAGGAGCAGGAAGGCCAGCGCTCGCGGTCGGAGGCTACGCTTGAAAATATCCGCATTCTCGATGTGGACCTGACCACCCTGAAGGAAAAGGCAGTATTCCAGGATGGCGTGCTCCAGCACCTGCATGACTACAAGCTGGAGCTGATGAGCAAGCTTCCCATCACCGGACTGGAAATCGTAAACGGAGACATATTCCGCGACGGCATAGCCTTCGACCGGCTTAATACTGCGCAGAAGGTGCAAATTTCCGTGGAAATCGCCAAAATGCGCGCTGGTACGCTGGGCATCATGTGCGTGGACGGCATCGAATCGCTGGACCTGGATACCTACGGGGTATTCAAGGAAGAAGCGCTGGAGTCGGGCTTGCAGCTTTTCGTTTCCTATGTTTCTGAGAACCCGCTCAACATTACCAACTGTGGAGATTAACCATGCAGACCAAAGAAGATGGGGTGGCCACCCCGATGCGGCAGGGCAGCTATGAAGAGGCTTTCAATAGTGACCATCTGCCGTCAACCGGGCTGAATCAGGGCGCTGTTGCGATAGAAACGTCGCGCGCTGTTGCAGAGGCCCAGGGTGCACTGGCCATCGCCAAGCGCTTCCCGCGCAATGTGAAGGGGGCTATGGACGATATCAAGGTGATCTGCCAGCAGCAGTCTATGGCTGAAAAGGCCTTTTACAGCTTCCCGCGCGGCCGTGAAACCATTTCCGGCCCGAGCATCCGCCTGGCGGAGCAGATTGCCTTGTGCTGGGGGAATATCGAATTCGGTCACCGTGAGCTGAGTCGTGGTGCGGACTTTTCCGAAGTGGAAGTTTTCGCCAAAGACCTCCAGAGCAATACCCGCTCGAGTACCAGCTTCACTGTGAAGCACATCATCGACCTGTCCGGTGGCAACAGCCGGCCGGCAAAGAGCGAGCGCGATATCGACGAGCTGATCGCCAACAAGGCCGGCCGCCGCCTGCGTGGTCGCATCATGGCAATCCTGCCGAAGTGGCTGCAGGAGCAGGCCGTAGAAACCTGCCGCAAGACACTGGCCGGTGGCGTCACCATCGACCAGCGTATCGAGCGTGCGCTGGGTGTGCTGGCCAAGTTCGGTATCACGCGGGCAATGCTGGAGATCCGCTCGCAGAAGCCCATGCAGACGTTTAACGATGACGACTTTGCGGATCTCCAGGGCATGTTTCACAGCCTGCGCGATGGCATGACTACGCTTGAAGAATGGTTCGACGACAATAACAAGGCCGTCGATACCGCCAAGGGCGCCGCCATCAACAACTCCGTTGGTGCTGCCGCCGGAGCCCAGGCCGGCGCCACAGCGCCTGCTGCTGGTGCTACCCGCAAGGGCCGTCAGGGTGGTGCGCCAGCTCCTGCCGCCAATGCCACCCAGCAGCAAGCGCCTGCGCCTCAGCAGTCCGCTCAGCCGCAGCCTGCCGCCAATGCTACTGATGCCAAGCCGGAGCAGGCCGCCACCGGCCAGGCCGCTGAATCACATGCCGCCAATGCTCAGCCGCTGGCCCGCCAGGTAGTGACGGATGCCGCTGAAGCTGCCACCAACAAGCAGCAGACCGAGCAGAAACTGGCGCCGGCTCCCAAGCAGGCACCCACGCAGCAGGAAACGCCGGAGGATGACGGCAGCCTGTTTTAATTACTCCAGCACAAGGACGTGCGCCTTTTTAGGGGTTTACCGTGAACGCGAAAAAAGCAAAGGCACTCCGCCGCGATGCGCACGCGCTTAGCATTGGCATGCCGAATGAGAAGTATGTCCGTGGCGCCAACGAGCGCCATATTTACACCGGCATCCGCCTGCTGGAGACTTGCTACAAAGGGGTTTACAGAGAGCTGAAGTGCGGCTTCAAAAAGGATACTTACGTTCCTTCCGCGCAGCGCAACAGCTGATTACCGAGCAGTACCACCAAAACCACAGGAGCATACCGTGGACGAACCGAAGAAGGGCATCCGCCCGTTTATTGACCTGCTGCGCGAAGTCGAGCACGGCAGCTTCCTGGACGAACTGACCGTCGAGCAGAACAAACTCGTCGACCTGATCGGCCTCACCAACAAGGGCGGCAAGATCACCATCACCCTGGATTACAAGCCGGAAGGCAAGGGCCAGATGAGCATCAATGCCGATTTCAAGGTCAAGTCGCCGACCATTTCGCGCGGCAAGACCCTGATGTACGTCACCCCTGAAAACAACCTGCTGCGTGAGCATCCCAAGCAGCAGAAACTTCCACTCGTCGCCATCAATTCCACCGGCAGCGACAAGCCGGCCCTGGAAGAACTTGGCAACTCCAAGCAGGGTTAATCCGCATCATGAATACTGAAAACACGAAAGAATTGCTCGCGCTCGGCGCGAAGCTGGTTGGGTTGAGTACGGTGCCTGGCACCAACATCCCCTTTGCTGTCGTGCCGGAAGGCTATGAGTTGAAGTCGCTGGCTGAGCATCTGTCGCAGCCGGTAGAAATCAAGCAGAACATCACGCTGAACGACGTTGACTCGTTCACGGCCTATCTTGGCAAGTTTGCCTTGCGCGGTCGTACCGTGGTGTTCTCTGACTTGGCCTCGCTGAGCATGACGGCCGTCATCGACTACCACGATGGCGCAATCCGCCCGGATGCCGAGGAATTGCCGGAGGGATTCAGCACCCTGGCAACTACTGGCATTGATGTGCAGGGCCCTGCCCAGTGGGGGCGCCATGTGGTCCACTTGCAGTTGCTGAGGGCACCCGAGTTTGACGCCTGGGCCAAGCACAATGACAACATGATTCCGCAGGTGCAGTTCGCTGACTTCCTGGAGCGTCATGCCGGTGAAATTGTGCGGCCGGATGCGGCTACCATGCTGGAAGTGGCCAAGACGCTTTACCAGAAGTCCAAGATCGTCTACGTATCCTCTGAAAACCTCCAGAATGGCGATAATCGCCTGACCTACCAGGAGGAAAGCGAGAGCGGGGCCGGCGCCAAGGGCACCATCGATATTCCGAGCAACTTCCAGATTGGCGTTCGCATTTTCCGCTATGCCAATCCGTTCGGTATCGACTGCCTTTACCGCTACCGCGTGGACAAGGACACGAAGAAGCTGTTCATGTGCTATGTCATGGTCGACTTCGAGCTCATCCTCGAGCGCGCCCTGGCCAACATCGCCAGCAAGGTATCCGAACAGCTCGAATCGAAGCTGCCGGGCCACAACATTGCCTTTTACACCGGCAAGCGTGGCTGAAAAAAGTAGGTGTTAACCCGAGCATCCCGGTTCGCCGGGGTGTTTTTTAAAGAGCATCGATCATGGCAGTCAGAAAAACATCAATAGAATGGACAGATAGCACCTGGTCACCCACGCGCGGCTGCTCCCGTGTGAGCCCTGGCTGCATGAACTGCTATGCTGAAAAGATTGCTTTTCGCTTCAATGGCGAAGGAATGCCCTATGCTGGCCTTATAGGCGAACATCGTCAGTGGAATGGCAAGATCATGCTTATTGATAGCGTGCTTCTGGAACCGTTGTCATGGAAAAAGCCCAGCAAGATTTTTGTCAACAGCATGTCTGACCTGTTCTATGAGGCTGTGCCGCTGGATTTCATCGATAAGGTTTTTGCCGTCATGGCGCTGGCCAGCCAGCATACTTTTCAGGTGCTGACGAAGCGGCCGGGAGTCATGAAGGCCTACATGCAGGGCATTGCCCGCGAGCCTGAGCGCCTGGTACTGGCCGCCGAGCGCATGGGCCTGGTGCTGGCCAAGCCGGCTATCCCACTGCCGAATGTCTGGCTTGGCGTGAGCGTGGAAAATCAGGAATGGGCCAACAAACGTATTGGGCTGTTGCTGACCACGATTGCGGCCGTGCGCTGGATATCGCTGGAGCCGATGATTGGCCGGGTCAATCTGACCATGCTCGAGCGGAAATGGGGCGGCCGGACTCATATAGACAATGCTCTCGATGGTTTCCGGTCTGCCAAAAATGGGGGCTCCCATGGCAATAAGCTGGACTGGGTTGTCCTTGGCGGCGAGAGCGGCGACAAGGCCCGCATCATGAAAGCCGAATGGGTACGCAAGGTCCGCGACGACTGCGCGCAGCATGGCGTGCCGTTCCTGTTCAAGCAGTGGGGTGAGTATTTGCCTTCCAACCACCCTGACTGCCCGCCGGGCCCACCCTTGAAGGACTGGGTATGGGAGGACGGCAAGCCCTTCGAGAAGGGTGACCATCGCGAAATCCAGCTTTACCGCAAGGTCGGCACCAAGCACGCCGGCCGCACGCTGGATGGAGTTTTGCACGACGGTTACCCGGTGGCACGGTAATGGACCTGCACCCCACGAAAGCCTGCATGGGCGCCGATACGCAGCCTGAGTTTCACAGTGGCGAAGACGGCCAGGTATGCCTGCAATGCGGAACATGGGTCCGTAATGATGTTGTCGATGATCCGTTTTGGGGTTTTAAAGCAGGATGTATCCGGGCTGAAAAAAATGAGCCGTGATCAGAGCATGATCGAGGATTGTGCGGATCTACGCGAACTGGCGCGCGAAGTGTCGGAACTTGCGAAAAAGAAGGGTTCTCAGCACCAGCTGCTGGCGAGTGAAATTGCGGCTGGTGCTGGGGATGCGATATGAAAGGCCTATTGCCAGTTAGACCGGCTTAAAACCGTGCTTGAACTGGCTCCAGATAGAGAGGACTGATTATGATAAAGCTTATTTTCAAAGGCAGCGCAGGAACTGGAAAAACCACTTACCTGCGGGATTTAAAAGAAAAGCTGACGAAAGATGGGGTTACATTTTTTGAAGTGAATGCAAACATTGCCACCAAGCGGTTCATTTTTCATCGTTTAAAGCAAACAGGTGTTGGGGTAATCGTTATCGATGAAGCCACCGAGAAACTTTGTCACAAGATTGATAAAAAGTTTCCCGGTGTTGAGATTTACGCCGCTGTAGAACTTTAGAACCGCCAGATCACACCTGCACCAAAGTACGCACCACCCTTGCCGCCGAGGTTAAAGGTTTCGCCAATAACCTCGACGGCTGTTCCCATCTTGTACGTTCCCACTATCCCAGGCTTCAGGCCGGCAACGGCCAGTGGACCAATACCATACTTGGGCTCACTGAACACCAGAGGCGCCTTTTCCGGCGGAACATCCAGCGTACTCAAAATGGTGCCGTCTGGTGTCGAAACGATATACCGGTGATAGCCGTCAGCCGTCTTGATGGCATCCAGGCGCACGGTGACCGCTTTACAGACTGGCGCCGGCTCAGGGGTATCATGGCACATCCCATCGCTCGAAGGCTTAAACGGCGCAACGGGGGGAGGCGCAGGCTGTGCTTCCGGCTGGATGGATGCAATCACCGTATGCTCATGGATGGCACCCTTGGGCAGCATGGGAGCCTTGGCCATTTTGTCGGCCTGCTTGTCGGCGCCCGGCGCCACCGGCGGCAGTACCGACTTGTCTGGCTGCACGATGGCCGCCATGGGAACCGGGGTCGGGCCCGGCTTCGTGAGGATGTGCCCCTCAGCAATCATGCCAATCCATACCAGGATGGCACTGTAGATCAAAAACAAACCGCCTTTCTGCCAGTTCTGCATGACGCTCTCTCCTACGGGTGCGGCCCACCTGGGCCATGAGGCTGGCTGGCCCACCCGGCAGCCACAAGGGTGCCGAGCACAACCAGCGCTTTACCTATCCCGGTGACAATCGCAACCGCAATTGCCCCCAGCATCGATTTGCGGAAAATATCCCAGCGTTCCTTCGCCTTTTCCTCTCGCTCAATCCACTTCGCCACGATGATGTGATGATCGGCATGGATTTTGCGGTCAATGCGCGCATCCTCTGCCCGGCCGTCCAGAGCAAGATTGATCAGGCGCACAAGGCGCTCATCCTGCTCGCGTTCCCTGCGTTCCTCTTCGGTTTCAGTCCGGCAAAATGGAATAATGCTTTCATTTTCCATGTCATAACTTCCTTTTTTCCGGTTAGAGTTTGATGATCGGCAGGTAAGCGCGGTTTTTCGGGCGCGTTTCAGTACCGCCGGAGGACGTCGTGACGGTCGTTCCCCCCGCCGGAAATCCAGCGATGACATTCGAGCCCGGCTGCACGGTGTAGTTATATTCGCTATTGTTCACGTCGTGATTGTGCGATCCAAATGCGTCCGTCTGACTCGTCGCCAGCACACGCCCAGCATCAACCCCAGCACCAAGGTCAAGGCCGCGCCAGAAGAGGCCACGGTCGTCAGGGAGCGGGATACGGTAGTTGAGGTCATAGTCAGCAACGGCGGTCAAGCCACGTGCCACCGGAGCGCCGTCAGCCGTTAGCATCTGGAACGCGCCCCCATCGGTGGTGTTGAGCGTCGCATCCCAAATAATGCCAAAAAGCGTACTGGATGAGGGATCAGCAAAATTCGCGTTGCTGGCAGCGTTGCCAATCGTCTGGCCATTACAGATCAGCCAGCCGGCGGGAGCGGTCAGGCCAAAAAAGTGTGACACGGAGCCGGGCGGCACAAGGCCCGCCGCCAGCACAGCCTCAGCCGATGTTGCGCGAGTTACTTCCGAAGCTACAGCAGCGGTTAATACGCCCTCTGCGGTTATGGCGCGAGTCTGCTCAGCGGCAATTGCCGTATTCAGTGCAGCTTCCGCCGTAGTGGCGCGAGTCTGCTCAGCGGCAATATTGGTATCGACCTGGGCCGTGGAATAAACCCCAAGATTGGTGCGCGCAGTTGCGGCGCTGGCAATATCGGACAGGTTGTTGGCCTTTGCCAGATAGTTGTCGCCTACCCACTCGCGGGTAGCAGTAACGATAGAGGGGTCCAGGATAATGGTCACCGTGTCAGGATTCGACACGGCAATCGTCATGCGGATAAGCATGTCTGAGGTGGCGCCGTCGGCAGCCGTGGGCTTGTAGGTATCCCCGCAGTTCGCCGTGAAAATCATATTGCCGGCATTGTCATTGAGGCTGAGCTCGCGGATTGTCCAGCCTCCCTCTACTGCCGGGATTATTGCCTCTGCGATGAACTGGTCAGCATTGGACGGGTCCACTGTCAGGCTGTTCAGCGCCACAGATAATACCTGGTGCACCAGCGCTGTACGGGTCGGATCTGGAGTGACTGGCACGCCGCCACCGTCTCCAACCCTGATAGTGGCATAGACAATCTGAGTGTCAGAGGCATGAGCAGCCGCCTCGAGCGTGGCGCCCAGGGCAGTGATCAGGGTCTTATACGTGGACATTTCAAGGCCCTACCGAAATTGTTACGCCCAGCTGGGATACTGCCGTGGACACAAACCGGTCAGTAGTGCTGATCGAGGTATAGAAATTGCGCAGATTGGTCCCTGCGTCCCGGAACTGATCAATGAGCGCCCTTGACCGAATAATCAGGGAGGCGATATCGGTAACGCCGGCCGTGTCAATCTCGGCATCGAACCACCCGTAATTGCCGCTAACCAGCGGGGCATCGGTAATTGTGGCAAGCTGGCCTGAGTTGAGAGACTGAAGCGCGAGTTCGATGGCCACGTTATTGGCTTTCGGCTGGAACATTTGCGTCACGATACGGCCAGCGTACTGGGGGTCGAGTTCGCTATTCTGGCGCACGCAGTCAAAAAAACTGCCGTGGTAATCAAGCCATGTGCCTTCCGCCGTTCCCACTACCATCTGGTCTATCATCAGCGGAATGGAGTTCACCGCCTGATTCAGCTCTGAGGCGCTGCTATCAAGAAACGCCCATGCCAGCGACGTGAATATGCTCAGGTGATCGCCATTGCTCACGGCTGGAGTGTTGGAGCCGTCCAGAATGGAAAGCGCACTCAACTGTGCAATAGAATCAGGCGGCGAGAAAGCCACCGTATACCCCGTCTGGGCAGCAAGGTGGGTCGCCAGCGCAGCCAGGGTGTAAAGGGAAAGATCGATGTTGAGTGCGGCGCCCGAGCCGCCAGTCACAGTGGTAGTCAGAAATCCATCTGCAACAGTCCACGTCATGGTGCCATCATAGTCAAGACGCAGCGCAAGGGTAGCCTTCGGGTCTTTGCTGAATGCCCGATGTACCCAGGTGAAAAGCTTGCGCGTCAGTTTCATATCAGGTCGTCAGAGCAATGGTGCCCGGAAGGGCTTTGTAGTTATAGGCAATCGTAACGTCCCCACCGGGCGCAGACAAAACCACGTTATAGACACCAGGCACATTCATAATCGTTGTGCGGATCTGCTCTTGAATGATATTGGTGCCCACAGGCAGGCTGGCGATATAGGCGTTCACCGCCGCTGTGCAGGCCGCCAGCACAGCAACGCTGCTGCTTGCGTAGGCTGGCAGAAGAGTCACCACGCCAGTCACATCACAGGTAGACGTGAAGCAGGCATACACCACTACAATGGTGCCAGCCGCCTTGTATCCGGCGATTTTGTTGCCGTTGGTGTCGGTATAGCCATCTATAATTTGCTGGCACTTCGCGATCAAATCAGAGCTCGCCCCCGTGCTGCCGTTGAAAATAAAAACATGGATAAGTCCAATCGGGTTGGAGTCATCGATGTAATACATTTCCTGCACGATGGCGCTGATCACGCTTTCCACAATATTGCCATAGCTGTCCAGCAGGTAGGCTGTCTGCGCCCCGTACTGGAGTGCATAGACTTGGCCCCGGCCAAGGGACTGGATGTAGGACTGGAAGCGCGTTTTGCGCTGGTCTTCCGTCTCAGCGTCCTGGCCGCCACCGAAAGCGAGGGTATTGGTGACGCCAGTCACCCCGGCAATGCTGCCGACCAACTGGGTAATAGTCCCTGGCGCCGCATTACTGACGAGCCCGACCGTATCAGCTGCAGCCTCCACAGATACTGTAGTGTCACCGGCAGGGATAACAGCGTTCGCCTGAGTGACATAGCGGATAGTGCCGCCGGGCACAGTCACTACGGCACCAGCCAGGATGGGCTGATCGAACGCAGATACTGTGGCAGTAAACGTCAGGAGCCCGCGGGATGCCTGGGCCGGCAGCAGCGGAAAGCCGAAGCTGTTGTAAATCGCTACCGGGATGGCCTCCTTCAGGCCATTGAACATTTGCTGGTAGTACTGATCGAGCTCAATGGCGACCGCCTCTACCACCGTACGGGCAGCAGCGCCGACATTAAAATCAGTCAGCAGCGACTGCACCGCTTTCATGCGGTTGATCATGGCCGCGGCAATGGAGACAAAGTTTTTTATCTGAAATGCCATGATTAAACGCTCACCGTGACAGAAAGAGGCTTACCCACAATCGGGTTTACATCCATGGTTATCTCCATGGCATCGCCGGTTACCTGGACCGTAGAATTCTGGACCCGCTGGACGCGAGGGTCAGACTGTACTGACGCCTGAGCATAACCATTGGCGATGTTGGCATTGATGGGGTTATTCCCCTTGCCGAGCATCGTCCGAACAAAACTTCCGTAGGTAGGGTAGTAGACGAGCTCATAGCGCTGCACGTTGACGCGCATGGTCAGCGCCTGCCGTAGGTTGTCATTTCCCACCAGCACGGCAATATCGCCTGAATCAGTTGCAGTAAAATCACCGGAAGTCAAATCTATATCTGTGCCATATATTTCACTTGCGGAAGCTGCCCCATTTGTGCTGTCGAATGTCGACGGGACTTTTATCGAATCACCAAACTTCAGGACGCTGGCAGTCACCTGCGAATCATCGCCCGTCAGGTATGGCGCAGAAAGACCGTTGATATTGACGATATCCACCCACTTTGATGCATCCCCCACCTCTCGAAGTGCGATTTTCTGGAGGGTATCGCCCCACTGGGTTTGCACGAAGCGAACGCCAGTCAGCGGGGATGTCATGCCGGTAGAAGAAGTTGATGGGCCGCTGGAACTGGATGCCAGGGCCTGCTGAGCAGCAATAGCCGAGGCGTTCAGTGTCGTTCCTTGAGCAATATTGGATACATGCCCATGAATAGCCACCATGGAAGGCGGCGACAGTACCGGGTCGCAGTTTTTCAGCGCACCAGTGGAGAACTGCGCTGCTTCATTCTGGGTGGCCAGCGGCGCCTGGTTTGGATAAACCGAAGCGAGCGGATTGCTCAACTGAGCAACAGCGCTCCCGCCTGAAGTTGATGAGCAGTTGGATGCCCCGTACACAGCGGAGTAATCAGGGAACTGGGCAGGGGGTATCAGGATATTCTGCAGGAGGCAGGTGACGTTCTCATAAGCAGCCGCAGCCTGCATGCAAAGATTACCGGCGAACGGGTCAGTGATGGCTGCCGCCAAGACCCGCCATACATTGGCCGCGCCCATGCAAGCATCTGCGGCCAGCAGATTCAGGGAGGCTGATGGAGCCTGCCGAGTAGCATTGACCGCCCCTACAATAGCTGCTGACAGGCTATTAAAGCTGTTCATCGGGCCAGCCAGAATACTCGGAAGCGCGGTATGGAGTATTCCGGTCGCAGTATTCAGCGCTGACGTAACTTTATCCATGACAGCCAGGGCGGACGATATGGAGTCGCCTACGGACTGATCTGAAGGCTTGGGCGCCAGCAGGCTATCAAGCGTCCCAGCGGTAGCCGCCGAGACGTAAGCAATGCCGGTCATGGCAATCTGATACATCATCAGCAGCGGCCGTGAGCGGTTCCGCTTCAATGAAAAAACGAGCGGCACCACGAACATATGCACAAAATTCAAACCATCGGAATAAATCAGCAACACCCCGGATGGGTCGCGTCCTTCTTCTGCGGCAAGGGCGCGCAAATTGTGCCACTGCTGAATCATGCCCTGCAGGGCGATCAGCCGTTCGACAGATGACTTCTGGGCAGCATCAGTGCGCCAGCCAGTGTGACCGGAGATATTGATACTGACCAGACCCTCACCCCACTCATCAGCCCATGCTCCAGCTGTGCCGGCCTGTCCCAGCGTCTGCTGGACGGTCACGCGCGACGGGGTGGTAATGTTTACGTCTTCAGGCCGGATGTTGAGCGTCAGCAACTGCACGGGTCCATTCGGCCGTGTCACATCCACCAGCGCGAAGCCGATGGGTGATGTATCCGGTTTTTGAGATAGTGGTGGATTCTGCATAGTCCCGCCAGTTTACAGTCACACCATTGCGCCGGTATTGCCGCCGATGGTGCCGCCGGTGTGGTAGTGGGTCTTGATGCTGATACCTGCAATCGATATGTCTCCAGCCGTCACTACCATTGAGCCAGTCGGCACGTTTATGCTACCTGTGACTGTCACATTGCCTGCTATAGCCGCAGCACCTGTGCCGCCACCAACAGCTGTCAACGCCAAGCCGCCAGCACTGATGAGCCCAATCACGTTCAGATTTCCAGTGATCGTATTGGTGGGTGCGGTTATAGAGGTAGCAGTAGCGGTGACATTCACGTCTACCGCCTGCACGTTCACGGCCCCGGTAGCTGCATGGATGTTCAGGTTCCCGAGCGGAGCAGACACTGTGATATTGCCGGTTGTAGCAGTTGCGTTGATATTTCCGTTTGCGGCTGTCACATAGACGTTTGAAGTGGCATTTACAACTGTGTCAGCGCCTGACGTAACTGTTACCTGGCCAGTGGGGGCCATATCAAGGCTGGCCTGTGATACCCCTCCCACCGCCACACTCATATGGATGTGAGGCTGGCGCCCGGTGTTCTTGGTGATAGCCCACAGCTTTTTAAAATCGCGGCCAGTCAGATCGTCATGAGCTGTCGATTCGCCTATCCTTAAATAGGTGCCGCTAGGATGGTAAAGCTCAAAATTCCCGAAAATATCCGTTGTGGTGTAAACGTCGGAAGCATGGCGCTGGACCCGGCGCCCGGCCTCCACGAACATCTGGCTTTTCTGGGGAGACAGGAAGCCCAGGATTATCAGTCCACCATGGCGAAGCGTGCCGCACACGGCGATCAGGTTTGGTCCTGTAGTGCTGTCGTTTATGTCCGTAGACTGCCCGGCAGATCCAGATGGCGGGAGCCCAGGCTCAGTCAGGTCAACGGTGCCTGTGCAGTCGCTGAGGCTCTGCTCGCCCATGATCATGACAGCCGGATAGCGGTCGCCATTGTCCAAGCAGATCAGGTCAGCGCATATCCCTTCCGGGTGCATGTTTGTGACCTTGGCGAGGCGCAAATTAGTCATATGCCGAAGCTCCGCCCAGCTCAGAGAGGTACGGGGATTTGCCGCCGGCCTTCACCTGCAACCTGGCAATGAATGAGGTGGCGCGCTCGAGAGAGACGTGAGTAGTGAAGCTCCGAAACGGCATGTATTCGTGAGAAACTGACTCGACGTAACCCTGCCAGTTCATGGCCCCCTCTGTCACCAGGAGCTCATTGCCGATTTTTATCTTCTCATTGCCCTTCAGGGACAGCGAGCCCTCTTCAAAGACCACGTTGTCTTTGTTCTGAGCGATCAACTGGGCCAGCTTATCACCAAGCCATCCTGAAAAGAAACTCAGGTCTTGCTGCCTCCCGCTTTCATCCTGCATCTGGCCGCCGCGGCTGGTGGCACTGCCCTGCTGGTGCGTTTGTACCTCCATCTTGCGTACGCCGTAGAGCAGGTTTGTGGCGTTTTTATAGCCGTCCAAGGTGTAGTCATTCTGCCCACCGACAGCGGACTGCATCTTGAGAAGGCTGGCATCGCCAGGGTACCAGTCAGGGTTATCCACCCAGTAAAAATTAGCGACACTGGCGTCAGACCGGCTGAGCGTGATATCGGTAATGTCGGCAGCCGTTATTTTTACCTGCTGCGGAACCTGCGTGGTATGCAGCGCATTGATAAAATTCCCGTACACATCCCGGTAAGGCAGCGGCCGGTACATCAGAAATACGCCTGCTTCCTCGTCCTGCACAAACAGCTCATTGAAGGCGCCCACGTCACCATAGATCGACATGAAGTCGAAGAGGGAGCCATTATTGAACCCCTGAAAGCCCAAGCAGCTTACATTGGGCCGATTAAGAGGATTCTGGCTGGCGCTCACAAGATCAGGAGAATATGGGGTGTACGGCTGAATATGCATGATCGGGGAGGGCGGTATCGGAGAAGCCCCCAGGAGTGCGATTTGCTGGCCAGCCGTCAGCCCATTCACAGTAGTATTCAGCCCTGATATGAATGAAGACGTGGAGGTTGCAGACGCAATAACTAGCGACTCCTGCCGCATCTTGTCGATGAGGTTGTTGATTATTTTATCCCTGACCGTATCGACAAATTCAGCGGCTGACACAGCAACTTTAAAGAAGGCCCCGAACTTCTCAAAAAGAGGGAACGCACTGGTTATATTGTCACCAATGATGTAATTGTTGGCATAGAAAATGCGGAATATTTCAAACAATTTCCCGTAGTCATGCCCGCTAATGCTCACGCCCATAAACGGTTTCCCATCGGCTGACATGGCGCGCGAGCGGGTAATCTTGCTCACAAAGCCGCGCATGACGACAGGGATATTGCCGGGAATGGATTTATAGGCTGGGTCTGACTGATTACGACAAAACCTTATTTCAATCAGGTCCATGGGCTCGATGCTGGCATAAATCGAATCCATGGTGTCGGGCCGCATAATATCGGCCAGCATGATATCAAACGTACCGCTGATGCTCTGCCGGCTTTTATTGGTTTTCACATGGCCGTTTTCGGTAATGTAGGGAGTCAGGTCTACATTGAAGGCACCAGCGCGTGCCCGGTCAGAAGCGGCCAGGTTGCCGCCTATAGTCGTGCGCACCACATTTTTGTAGAGCCTTACTGACAGAGCAGGACGATCAACGTTCATTAGTTTCCCACCCAGAAAGTGTCATGATCCTTACTGCCAATCTGCGCAGACCCTGGTACACCTGCGGCTTTGGGAGGCGAGGAAAATACGCTCTTTTTCTTGGAGCCGTCGGTATTCTGGATGACTATATTTATTTTTGTCCCAGCATTACCATTATTGCGCTCTGTTGCAGCCAATTTAAGCATGTAGTCAATACCATGCTCTTTCATGGCGTCAGTGCCGGCTGACCCTCCAGTTTGATAATCCCTAAGCCCAGTGACACCCATATTATAGGCAAGCATTCCAGATAACTTGTCACCACCAAAGGCTTTAAGATTGTGCCGCTCAATTTCTGCCATAATTTGCATGGCAGCATTAAAGCCGCCCTTGCCTAAAAGTTGTTTAGGGTCAGTAATTCCATACATTCCGCCATATTGACGAATAGCACTCTCCCGGATCTGCGCCGGGCTATATGCACCATTTTTTGTGTCAGAATAATCTAGATTTCCATGACCCCAGCCTTCGACGCCAAGATTTGCTTTCATCATATCTATAATGGCTGGATCGCCACCAGCAGCTGCGGAAATAGCGGCTTCTTCACTGGCGCTAAACTGAAGCTTACGGCCTGTTCCTCGCAGTTTTGCATGGCGCGCATTCAGATCAGCAAGGCCGGCAATATTAGCAGCATAGTCAGGGTTTTCTGGGTTGGTATCCCAACCACTAAGACCCAGCTTTCCTGTACCAAGAGCATCATTCAGTATTTTGGATTGCGGCAAAGCTCCAGAATCTTTGTAAGTACTATCAGCGCCAAGCACTGTTGCAATACGAGATACGATTTCCTTTAAATCCGTCATTACGACAAGACTTTTACTGCCAAGATCAGTGAGCGACTGCTCCATGTCCTTTGTTGCGTTGAGCAAGTCTTTTCCGGGGTCCGATTCTTGTCCATGAGCAGCCGCTAAGGACAACAGAACCCGCCTCATTTCATCAGGACTTTTCCCTGCCAAGTCATTAAGTTTTCCAGTCTCTCCCTGCATATCCTGGCGGTGAAGAAAATCTTGCCTTAACTGCTCTAGGCCACCGGCATCAGCCCCCATGACTTTGCCCATCGTCTGGAAGCCGGTGACGCTCATATTGTTGATATCAATGCCAGATGCTGTTAGTGAGTCGGCCATGCCTCCAAACTTATTACCAGCACCCTTCATTAACAGATCAAGAGCCATGCCTTTATGCTCATTCCCTCCAAAAAACATGCCTGCCAGCGAGTCAGCAATTTGCCATTCAGGCATGCCTTTCGACCGCAGCATATTCGACAAAGCCTGAGCATTAGTTTCATTGCTGTCCATCCCAGGAGGCAGTTTTCCTTTGCCAATCCAGTCAGCACCAAGGGTAGTCTTACCAAATGCCCCCTGCATGGTGCCACCGAGGCCGCCCTCCATCAGGAATTTTAACTGGAATGGATCGAGGCCAGGATGCGCCTGGTGGAGAGAGGCCATGATTGCATTAAGGCTTGCCTCCCCCTTGCCCCCGCCCTGCCGATAGCTGCTATCAGCCTGATTGATCAGGCCCGCTGCGCCCTCGATATCGACACCCTTGATGCCCATGCCCGTCAGCGTGCTCAGGTAGGACATGAACTGCTCGACATTGCCCTGCTGGAACGAACTCTGCGCGGCCCGCTGGACGAAGCCGCTGACCACGCTCAGGAATTCCTCGGTGCGGCTCCCGACCTTGCCCTTGTCCATGGCCTCAGCAATCATCAGCGCCAGGCGCCGGTTGCTGCTGTCGTTTGAGGTAATGCCCTCTTTGCGCATGTTGCCGAAAAACCCGACAGTGGCGTCAGGCTCAATGCCGTAGGACCGGCCAAAGCCGGCAGCTGTGCGCGTCTCGCCGGCAATGTCTGAAGACCCGTCTATGCCGGCCGTGCGCGCATAGTTGAGGCCGAGGCGCCCCAGATCACCAGAGGTGAGGCCGAGGCCGTCACGGTTGTTGCGGAAGCTATCACGGAGCGAGGTGTAGTCGACGCCGGTATCGCCCATCATGCGCTTCAGGGTATCCGTCTGCATGGCCTCCGTGGTGCCGAGGTTGATGGCCTGGCCAGCCAGCGCCATGATGCCCTGGATGCCAGCGAGCGCCAGCATAGCCTTGGACATGTCCAGCGCCATGCTCTTGGCTTTGCCACCATAGTCGTAAGGCTGTTTTTCTTCGGGTTCCGGGCCAGGCTCAGGGGTGGGTTCTGCAGGACCACCTGCTGGAGCGGCAGGCATGATAGGGGAAATGCGCATGCCCATTCCGCCGCGGGCGGCAGCCTGGTTGACGGTACGGCGGAAATAGGCGTCAGCGGCACTTTTAGAGCCGTGCATCAAATCATTTTGATTTGCCCATTCCGCCGCAGAGGGGAACAGCCCAATGATGCCGCGCCCGGCGCTGCCAGACTGCATATCGGAGAAGCCATTGACGAAGCGCAGAGCATTGGTACGGGAGACGGGCTTGCCAAAGGCAGTCGATAGCATTTTCTGCACATTGAACAATTCCTTCATGCTCATCGTGACTTTCTTTATGCCCTGCGCCGTTTTGTCGGAGGCTACACCGATTTTTTCAACAGAAACAGCTACCTTATCGGAAGCCTTCCCCATGCCGGTCAGGGCCGCTTCAGCGCCGGAGGTGTTGGCGGTCACGCCTACCCGTACATCTGTCATTGCGCACCTCCAGCCTGATCAGGGATTACGTCGTCAAACTGGGAAAGGTCCAAATCACCATTATTGATGTCTTCCAGGATTTGAGCCTCGTCAAAGTCATCATCCTCGAAGGTTTCGGTTACCTTTTTGTCCGCATATTGATGCGCCCAGTAATCGGCTTCCATTTCATACGGGGTGATGTTCAGGAAGCGATCATCGTTTGGGGCTAGATTGTATTGTCGCCGGAACCAAAAGGCGATGGTTTCAGACCACGCTCTCCCCAGTTTCCGCGCTTCCTTTTCCTGGGTTTTTGCGAAAATCATCCTCCTTGGCGACGAGCGCCGTATAAATGCGGAGGATATCCTTGTCGGACTCACCGTCATACGCATCAACCATGTTGATGTCGAAATCGGGCGGAACAGCGACAGCCAAAACGGTAATTGCAGCGACTGCCGACGCCATGAAATCAAGCCAGGGAGTCGGCGTCTGGACGCCCTCGGTGAATTCAGAATACTTGGCTGCAATCGAGAAGCGGTCACGGAAGGTCCGGCGACCAAAACGGAATGTGCCTATGCCATCTACCGCAACATCAAAATCTGTTGCTGCGACTCTGCGTGAAATTTTCATGCTATCTCTCCTGTTATGGGCGGCGCGTCCGTGCGCCACCGGATTAGGGCGTAATGCCCTGATTGAATTCAGTCTCTTCGGCTACACGACGGCGGAGCAGACCGGCCACGACCACACCCCCGGCATGGTCCCAGCGCTCGAACTGATCTGCAGCGCCGTGGAAATCGCCGGAGTTGAGCAGGCTGAGCAGGGTAGATCCCTCGAATGCGCCAACGCCCAGGTTGTAGACAAAATCAACCAGTGCATCAAATTCAGGCTGCGTCAGAGCGACAGTGACGAGGCGATTGACGGCGCTTTCCGCCCAGGCGATCCCCTTCTCGAGGCGAACGACAGCCTCATCCTGGGTAATCACCAACCCCTCAACAACATCGGGGCCGGTGGTGCCATAGCCAATAGTCCAGACACCGGCAACATCCTGGTAGGCCGTCAGGCGGCAGCCTTCAAAACCCTCAGTCAGCGCCTCACCTGTCTTGCTGTAAGTCATGTTCATGGTTTTTCACCAGTTTTAATCGTTTTCAACAGCAGATAATTAAAAAAATGGCGCAGCGGCAAAATATAACCGTCTGCGCCATCTATTACAGGCCAGTACCCTGCACATCCAGAGCCATGAAGTTGCTGTTGCTGACCACGATAGCATTGGCCTGCACGTTCACGGAGCCGCTGCCATACGAACAGCCGATGTATTTGCGCAGTACTGCGCCGGTGTCTTTCGAGAGCGTCACGATATCAAAAATGAGCCCTTTGAGCGCCCCGTCGCCGTTTTCAACAGCAATACCCAACTGGCGCAAATTGCCTGTGATCAGAACCATTGTGCTGACCGCAACGCTATGCCGCGCGACCGTCGGCACATGCTCCTGCACATGGATATCACCAATACCGGTTGCCGGCTCCAGTCCGTAGTCATCGTTCATATCGACGCCGCGGGCCAGGCCAACCGCAATACCGTTCAGCTGCACGATAATGCGGTTACCGGTCTGAGTTTTCACATTGGTTGCTACTGGCATGTCCTATTACTCCTGATTAACCCGCAGCCTGGGATACGCTGCCAGCATAGGGCACCGCATTCATCGTGCAGAGGATGAAATTACCCGGAATTACCGGGCTGGCCTGGTACTGAATCGAGAAAACATCACCATCAACACCGACAGTGATGTTCTTGTAGGCAGGATTGGTAGCATCGCCAACCAGTACGCCGGGGCCGTTCGGGGCCGCCACCGCGCAGGCGCGAAGGACGGATTCAGTAGCCGCTTCAATGGCGCCCAGGATGGCGGGGGAGCCGCCCTTGCCGCGATAGGGCTCCACTGCGTTGCGCACGTTGCGCTGCACGAAGTCAACCGCAGCACCGGTGGACTGCTCCACGCGGTTGTAGTTGTTGTTGGTCAGCCAGGTACTGATCGACTGCGCCACACGGAAACCGGTATCAGTGTTCAGGATACAGAAGACGCCCGCTTTGATCAGCGGGTCGGTATCCAGCGGGTCGACCAGATCGCGCTCAACGCCACGGAAGGTCATGCTGACATTGGTAAGCGCCACGCCGGGGGCGGCAGCAGCAAAGGCAGCAGAGTAAACAGCAGCAGCCATATAGGGCGGCAGCAGGACCAGCTTGCCGGTGGAGTCATAATCGTAGTAGCCCAGGTGGCAATACGAAGTACGGTCGCTGCCAATGGTGACCGGAACGGCAGCCGCCGCCGCATCCGTGGTACCGATGGCGTCACCGACAATCGCGCGGCGCTCACGCTTCCCGACAGAGGACATGTACTGCACATGCGCATCGGTCATTGCCCAGATGCTGGGGGACGAAGACAGAGGGGTAATCCACTGCACATCCTTGGTCTGGAGCATGGCAAAGCAATCGCTCCAGTCGCCGTTATCAGTCGAAGGCAGCGTACCACCGGTCAGGTAAGTGAAGGGGCTGTAGCTGAGGGTTCCATAAGTGCCAACGGCGCCGGTAACGAACGGGCTGGCGCTCGAGTTGAGCCACTGGAGGACGGCCCAGACATTGGCGGTCGCCGTGTAGGCCACCAGGACATTTTCGCTAGTAACCGGGTCCAGGCTGCCCAGGGTTGGATTGTTTTCAGCGCCTGCCACGGCAGAGCAAGTCCAACCCGTGATGGTGCCAATATAATCCGCCAACTCCTGCACAGTGGAATAAATGGTCAGGTCGATGGTGGTGGTAGTGGTGGTATATCCATCATTGGTCGCCAAAATCACATGGGTTCCATTCACCGTCATGGTGGCGCTGTCGCCACCATTGACGAACTGGATATTGAACGCCTTGGAGTTGATGTCGTCGCCAACGGTATACGAATTGCCAAGCTGGGTCGTGACGCGGAAACCGAGGTCCGTGCCTGCCTCAACCTTGATTTTCACCTGATTGGCGCGCAGACCATAATCAATCGAGTTGACAATGATCGGGCCAAGATTGAGCGTTGCCTGCGTGGCGGGGTCGACACGGACAGCGATCACCGAGGACGGAGATTCCAACTCATCGGAAGGGTTGAAAGCCTTGATAACAGCCTGCGCCAGCTCGCCGGTGCCGAGAATGGCTGCTACCGTGGAGGGGTCGCCAAAATTCAGTGCGACCTTCGGCTGACCACTGGTGCAGTGCCCGATGAGGCAGACCACATTGCCAACGGTCAAATTCTTGTTGGCCATGGCCGAGTCATTTACCGCACTCGCCGTGGTCGGGGTGGTCAGCTGGCGACCGTTAAAAAATACGCCGGTTGGCATGTCTGCATTCTCCTGAAAATCAATATGGGCGCCGCATTACACCTTGCGGGTCGTGAACGCTGCAAAGCGCTCAAGAAAAGCCGCATCGGTATCCATGACCTTGCCGGCCAGCTTTTCTTCCGAGTGAAAGGCACTGATCAGCTCCACCCGGCGATCACGCTTCGACAGATTGGTGCAGAAGTGATCCAGCGACAGCGGGAAGCGGGAAGGCGCATCAACCACAGGCGTAGGCGAGGTGATGGCAGGCGGGGCAACGCTGACCGCTGGCGCGACCGCTACCTGTGCCGCTGGCGCCACTGGCGCCTGAGCCGGGCTTGCTGCCGGAGCAGTGGCTACCGGTGCCGCCGAAGGGGCCGGGGCAGCCTGGGCAGCAGGAGCCGGTGCAGGAGCTGCGCCGGAGGCGCCGGTGCTGTTCGTATCTTCAGGCATGATCTCAGTCCTCAAAAATTACGTTTACGTTTACCGCGGTAATGGCGGGCACTTCATGCACGATGTTGACTGGAGCCAGGCAGGTCAGCGTGCAGTTGTTCATGTAAATTGGCGAATCGAAAGACTCAAAATCTTCTGTGTCTTGCGCCGAAAATTCAATTTCCACCATGCCGGCATCATCGAATACGGGCAGGTTTGCGATGATCAAGCGCCGCAGGGCTTTACGGAAATCAATGCGGTCATCGCCATTCAACAGCCACGCGGTAATGGTCAGTGTGACCCGTACCCACCAGCCTTCACCATCGAAAACATTACCTGCGGCATCCACATACTCACCGCCAATGGCTTCACCAATCGCGCGATTGACGGGGCTTTCACTGTCCATGTGCACTGAAACCACAGGGAAAGTGGTATTTTCATAGACCGGCGGCGCATTCAGCACCTGTATTTCACCGTCTTTTTTCTTGACGCGGCCTGCCAGCAGTTCATTGGCAAGCCCGATCAGAAGCCGCTCCCTGACGACTTCCTGGACATCCGATGAGGCCTCGGTATAGATGGCGTTTGGTGTGGCTGCCACAATTGCGCTTGCCGTCCAACTGGTACCATCCAGGGTATAAAACATGCCGTAGTAATAGACGGTCCCATTTACAAGGCCTGTCACATCCAAGACCGTCGATGAGTCATCCCCGTCATACACGGTCACTGCTGATGGGTCATTCCAGCCGCTAAATGCAGATGTTGTGCTACGCAAAACCACCCAGCGGAGCGAGCCAGCAGGAACCATCATCATGATGCGCAGGGCATTACCGACGGCCAGCGCGAAAATCATCGTTATCATGTTGGCAATCTTAGTGTCCCGAAAGGGGGCCGGGACATTATCATCAGGGCATGACCACTGACTTCCAGATCACCGTTGACATGGGAAAACTGCTCGAGCTTCCGGCATCGAGCGGCAAGATTATTTTTGCCAATCTTTCCGAGTCGGTAGCTGATGTAGCCAGATATGGGCATGCCGGCTGGAGCAAGTTGGTCCAGCAGGCCCCACTATGGCAGGGAGAGAAAGCGGCCTACCTGCAGTCGCTGCAATGGAAGATGACAGGCGACTACAGCGCCGAAATCTGGAGCGACTACAGGCATGCCTACGAGATTGATAATGGCCGACCGCCATACGATTTGAAAAAGATGCTGAACACCAGCACCAAGGTCCGCAGGACAAAAGACGGGCGCCGGTTCCTGGTTATCCCAATGAGGCATAACGTCGACAGCATGCCCTCTGCGGTATATTCGGCTGCCAAGGGACTGGATGCGTCCACAGTGGTACGTGATACGTTTCGCCCGGCCGGCCAGGTCGTGAACCTGTCACCGACCACAGGCATGACTCCTGCCCGGCGCCAGCCCCGCTTCATGAGCGATACGGGCACCAAAAAAACGCTCATGGTGGCATCAAAGGTCTACAACTGGGGGGATCGCCTGCATCTGACCGACAAGCGCATGTCAAAGGCTACGAAGCGGCTATATGCGGGCATGGTGCGCTTCGACACGACAGCCGGCGGCAAGGTGCCCAGCAGCAGTTACCTGACGTTCAGGATTATGATGGAAGGCTCAAAGGGATGGATTGTGAAGGCCCGGCCTGGACTGCACCTGGCCAAGAAGCTCACAGACAGTTTACGGCCGATGGCAGAAGCTGAATTCTCAGCCGCTATGCAGATTGATATAACCTCAGCGGCCGAACAGGTCAAAACGCCGGAGTACACACTTTATCGGCAGACGTAGGCCGTGGTGCTCATTGCGCGTGCTGGGGAGCTGGCCCCAGCAGTAATACTCGACCTGGCGGCGCCCAGAAATAGAATACTGGGTTTTATCCGGTGGAGCGCCCCCTTCGGGCCAAGTAGGGTTGCCGTCAGCATCAAGTTCAGGCAGACCCCCCTCGACAATGTCCTGGCTATCATTCAGCCAGAATACTCGGTCAATGCAGATAACCGGGAAGCGCAGGCGCTCATTGCGGGCACCGCGGATTAAAGAGAGCGAAAACTCTTCGTTACTATCCAGCATCAGCGCCCGGTCAAACTGGCCTATGCCGTAAAGCGGGGAATTGCTCCCTACTGCTACCACGCAATCACCCAACTCATACTGCCCAAAGTTTGCCCATTTGCGCTGCACAGACTGGCCTGCCACGCCAGCCGTACCTGGCACCGGTGCCACCCATAGGCGCCCCTTCCCGTCGCACTGAAGGCAGTCACCGCGAGGCGATCCGGTAGCTTGGTTGATGCAGGGACAGGCATAGGACTTGCGCCATTGAAAATCCTGCCCAATGCCGTCCAGGAAATTATTGAAATCCTGCGGGCTCAGGTTCATACAAACCCCATGACCACGCCGTGGAGTTCCTGTCGGATACGCTCCAATGTCGTATCAATACTATCTGCATAGGACTTCAGGTCCAGGCTACGCGACTGCGAGAGGCCGTCGGCACTGATAGATGCTGACTGAGGCACAAAATTGTCATTCAGGATACGCAGAATGGCCATGCGGTACAGGGTCGATATAATGTCGGGCCAGTCCTTGCGTACATCTTTCAGGCCTGCCTGATATTTGCAATGCAGCATCTGGGGAATGGTGCGCCCACCCCCCAGCACATTCATTATGTAGACCGATAGTGGCGCGGAGAACGCTGCCGTGGAAGGCACTAGATTGATGCGCCCATACTTATTGTCGATGCGCAGCCACTCCATGGGGATCGACCAAACTGTGGTCAGTGGCAGTGGGTAGACAAATTTTAGCTCAGTTACCTGGATGATCCGGTTCTGACGGGTCACCAGTAGTCCCCACTTCTCCCCTTCAAAGAAAGACGGGTCATAGTCATACCCTGGCTCCAGCTCATAAGCCGTGCCGGCCTCATCAAGCGCGGGGACGCTATCCAAATCAGACGGAGGGATAAGCCATGTGGGCTCGAGGAAGACGCGAAGCTTGCGCTTTACATCACCTTCGGCAGCCAGAAGTGCGTCTTCGATAATCTCGTCGGCCGGCATACAGCCGAGATACCCCAGAATCACACCATTGATGCGCGACTTCACCTTGGCTACGTCGACTTCCATATTGGTAAAAATCGTCATAATGGCCGCCAAGAGAATGGAATTGGGGCCGGCCACTTTCAGGCCGGCTGTTTTTACACGCCAGTCAGGTCGCCATAGGTAGCTACGAAGCTGCCGGCGACGGGCACTGCATCCAGCGCCACGCAGATGCCATTCACACTGGCCACCAGAGCATTGATGGCTGTGGTGTTGGCGTTTACCTGCGCCACGATAGTCTTGAGCAACAGACCGAGCTGAGCATGGAATGCGGCCGGCATGCTGTGATCAAGCTCATGGATCACGTCACGACCGGGCGGGTTTGCAATAGTAATCAGAGGCATGATCATTTCCTTCTTGTAGACCCATCATTCAGAGTTGAGCAGCCGCGATGGGGACGGCTACCCAACAAAATCTTACTGGCCTTCGGCTCCAGCGACCGGGGCGCCGGTATCAGCAGCGTTACCCTGATCAATGGCGGCGCCATCGCCACCATCGACCTGCAGGGTCTGCTGTTCACCGCCCTCAGCCGGAGGCGTAATAGCCGGCGGAGCGACCGGGGTAGCCGGCGGCACAAGCTTTTTCTTTACCGGGCCGTTGGGCGGCTCGATGATAAAACCTGGGATGTCCTTGAAGTAAGCGGCATCCGTGTCTTCGATGGGACCGGAAACGACGCCACCGAGGGCGTCAGTAGCAGCCGTGAACGCAATTCCGCTGATCAGCAGGGATGCATTCGGTGTGGTGCAACGCAGGCGGACCTGTGCCATTTTCTCTCTCCATTATCATCATTTATGAAAAGAGGCCCCGAAGGGCCTCTTGTCGGGCTACATCACAACGCCTTGGTTTAGACGTTGAACGGACGCCACGGTGCGCCATTCGGCAGCACGTTCTTGATCACCACATGATGCTTCAGCTTGCCGATACGCAGGTACCCGAACAGCAGCTGAGCCCATGGCACGGTAGCCGCCTGAGTAGGATACAGGGGGAACTTCAGCATGGGCAGCAGCTGGCGCCAGGTGATCGCCTTGGCACCGGGGCTCATGTTCAGCACATAAGCCGTGGTGGTGCCGGGGATATCACGGTTGTAATCGGTATAGACCGTGGTGGCGCCAGTGGCAGGGATGCGCACCGGGATCTGGCGCAGGTCAGCCAGAGCATTCGTGCCACCGACACGGCTGCGGTAGATAACGTAACCGGTTTCAGTGCCGGCGACCGACTTGGAAATGGTCAGCGTCACTTTCTTGCCGGCAGCAACAGCAGTCTGCGCAGTCATCACACCGGTGGACTGACCGGCATTGTTCACGCCGACAACATACCAGTAGTACAGGCCAACACTGACGCCGGCAAACATGCTGGAGGCATCGGTGGCCGAGGCATCGACAGTCACGCCAGCCGGCACAAAGGTGTTGGCAGCAGCAATCGTCGGGAAGGACAGCTCAAACGGCAGCATCTGCTCACCGTCACGGACGAAAACGTCCGGGACGGTCTTGATGTTACCCCAGGAAGTGCGGATACCGACCACCGGGGAGCCGATGGAGATACCGCCATTGGGCATGTCGGTCAGCGGGACGCGGAAAGCCGGGTCCAGGCCGGTGTCAAAATCGGACTGGCAGAGCTGGGACATGAACAGGTGGGTCGGGGTACCGAAGTTGCCGTAAGCGGCGATTTCGGCAGCCGCCTTGCTGATCAGTGTGACGCTGTTCAGGCTGGTGGCCTGCGCATCCACGACGTGGGTACCGTCGATGGTGCCAGCATTGACAGCGTTCACAATCTGCGAACGGATGCCGTCATACTCGGTCGGGACCGTGTTGCTGTCACCCTCAAAAGACAGGAACTCGGCATCGGTCAGGAGCTGGAGAGCACCATTCTGCTGTTCCACGGCTTCCGAGCCAACCAGGTTGTTACCCAGGGTGGTCACGAAAGACACTTCACGGCGAGTCATCAGGTACTTGACCAGGCCAACACGACGGTTGTACACGCCCTGCGCGTTGTTGATGTTGCCGGTTTCAGTGTTGGTCGAGCCACCGAGGAAGCCGCCGACGCTGGACTGCTCAGTCCATTCATCCACGGTCGCCGTTGCGTTGGTCTTCGCCAGCTCATTGAAGAGGGCAAAATGCTTGTTTTCCTGGATCGTCGACAGCATGGTCATTTCCAGGGACTGGATACGCAGAGCTGCGCCGCCGGTCAGGGTGGAAACGTCCGTGCCATAGCCTGCTTCCAGGGCCTTGTACAGCGAGGCGATACCGTCGAAATCGGAAGCGCCCATGGAGCCGGAAGTGGAAGTACCGGCTGCAATGTTGGGCAGGATGCCCGGATTCAGATTCATGCTATTTAAACTCCTGTTATTGCAATGTTTGCCAGTACCGCTTACTTCGCGCCAAGCACCAGCTTGACGAACTCGGGATTCATGGGCTGGCCATGATTGAGGGTGGTTTCAGCCATACGCAGCTGGTCCCCGGAAATCTTGCCGGCCTTCATGGCATCCAGCGACTTGGCCAGAAAATCCTTGCCCGACAGGCCGCCCAGGGCCTTGGTCATATCGACGCCACCACTGGAGGCAGCAGCGGCAGCACCACCGTCAGCAGCAGGAGCGGCGGAAGTCAGCGCAGTGCGACGGCCAGCACCGCCGTTGGCGTATGCATTCAGCGCCTTCTGCATATCGCCGACGCGGCCGGTCAGGGTAGCGATGGTGGCGTTCTGCGCCTTGAGCAGATTGGCCTGGGCCTGAAGGACAGGCATTACAGCCACCAGGTCAGCCTGGGCAGCCAGCACCTTGGAGTTGAGAGCCTTGACCATTTCAGTACCATCGACCACATCAACGGTCTTGCCGTCGATAATGGCCTGCATGGACTTGCCCATGGTGAGGTCATCGTCATCGCCATCGGCGGTGGCAGAGGGAGGGTTTTCATCGCCTTCGGCACCGGGCTTCTCGCCAGGCTTGGCGGCGGCAGCACTGGTAGCGGCGCCATCGGCAGCAGCAGCGGCGACGGTCTTGTCTTCGGCATTGCTTTCGCCGGAGGGGAGCGCCTTGGTCAGGGCTTCAGTTTCAGCCTTCAACTCGCCCAGCAGCTTGGTAAATTCGCTCATTTCTTGCTCCGTGTGCTTTTCATTCCGGTTTTCAGGTCGCCCATAAACCGCTCGATATATTCCGCGGCATCTGCCTTGGACAAACCATAGGTAGCCATCGCATGGCCACACAGGTCTTCGGCGCCCGGATTAGGTCCGACTTTATTGTCCCGTAAATTTTTTGCTAACCCCTCGCGGAAGTCCCAGTAGTTGATTGTCTTGCCATACAGGGACTGTTTGCGCAGAGCTGCGCCGCCGGAAAGGGATGCTGAATCAGTGCCGTAGCCAGCCTCGAGCGCTTTGGTCAGGTCGATACCGAAGTGTTTTGCGGAGCCGGCCATCAGCGATTTGGCCAGCACACCGAACGGGACTGTGGCCACGCACGGGACATTCAGGTTCACCGGGGTCTTGCTGAAGCCTATGTTTGTCCAGCGCACCTTGCGCACGATCACTCTCTTGGCTTTGGTCGAAGGGTCTATACCTTCTTCCCGTTCCTCGACGACGCCGCCAACGGATGGATACCAGCGCTGGGGAGGATTCAGAGTGGTGATGGACGCCCAAAAGGCATTTGCCTGTTCGGCTGCAGGGCCTTCGCCGGTGAAGATACGGCCCTTCACGAAGGTTTTGCCGTCCTTTACCTTGACCTCTTCTGGCCGGCCAATTTCATAGTAGGAGTAGTTTGGAATGCCGAGCTTGGCTCCAATCTGAGTGAAGTGGTCGATGTCCAGATTGCCAAATTTGAGATAGTAGTCAGCGCTGTTGCCCAGGGCCTCAGCGAGAATGACCTCGTTCTGGTAGTCCAGGTGCTCATTGCTGGCCTCGATGTAGACGTAGCGGATACCACCCTCCATAACGGGGGTGGATTTGAGCATGTCGGTTACGCTGAGAAAGCCGCTATCTGCACCGTGGTCTTGCATAGGAGGCCTACATCCGTGATAGGCCTATTCTGGAGTCCCGAAAGGTTTAAAGGAATCAGGTGGACATCTCGTTCAGGCTGCCCACGCTACGCCAAAAATTTAACCGCTGACAACGACGTAGGTGCGCATCACGTTGTCGATCTGGATTGTCGATCCGGGATTATTCGGGTCTGCCACATTGACGTAATTCGCGACGATATTCGTGGTCATTGTGTCGTCCGCAATTTGCTGCCCCTGCGCGATTTGCTGGGTGTCGCCGGACACAGGGTCGGTGTACGTAAACTGACAAACGGCGGTCAGGATCATGTAGGCCTCACAGAATGTAGTTGTAACCAAGCGAGCAGGTTATCGACGGAGAACCGCTGCCTCCAATCGTGCTGTACACACGCCAGTTGCGCGGCAAGGCCCCGCTTACAGCCCACCCCGGCGAGGTGGAATAGGCGGCGATGCCTGGATAAAGGACCAGCACGTAGCTGCCATTGGCTGCTGAGATAGTCGCGGTAGCCGCGCCAGGGATGTTGACCCAGTTGCCGGCCGCGTCTTGCGTCTGCAACTGCAGGGTAATCGTGGGCGACGTGCCGGAATACGCGGTGATGTTCAGAGTGACAATGACGCCCTTGGCATTGTAATTGGTCTGCGCGGTTGAGCCGGCCGACGACGTGATCGCACCACTCGCGGTAATCGTGCCGCTGGTGTTGTTGCGCAGGCGGTCATAATTCGACCCGTTGTAGCTCATCTGCTGCGCAACATTCAGGGCGGACGTGCTGATGGACATGCCGTCCGAGGCGGTGCCTGTCAGGCCGAGGATGCCGCCAGTAGCGGAAGTCACGCTGACAGAACTGCCTGTGGAATACACGCGAGCGGCTCTCGTGCTCAAAGAAACACTGAGACTGACAGTGCCAGAGGCGTATGCAGTAACGAGCACGCCGACATACTTCGACCCAACTGGAATAGCAAGCTCAAAGTTGCCGGCGCCGGTCGTGCTGCTCGTTCCCCCCGTCGAGGACACCGCATTGGTGAGGATGGCCCCCGCTGAAAACGCAGTGACGCCAGCACTATCTACAGTCCCGACGAATGTCATCGTGGCAGAGAAAGTGCCATAGATAGAAAACTGCGCGGACTGATAGCCCTGCGGAACAGGAAACAAATAAAACCCGGTAGCGGTGATTGATGCTGTCGGATAGACGATGTCTGCCGGTGCGCTGACCGTAATATTGCTTTCATTCAGGCTTTCTGTCAGTGCCACGGTTGCCGTCCCGCTGACATACGTCGTGCACCGGACGCGCAGATATTTCATACCGGCGACATTGACCGATCCCAGGCAATTCGCGGAAATGTTGGCCCAGGTTATGGCGCTTAGGGTTAGCGTGCGTAGATACCAGTTGGTGCCATCAATACTGACTTCGACCTGGTACAGATTACCTGCGACGACCCCTGTAAGCTGAAGGCCGACCGTCTGCTGGCCAGCCAGCGTGAACTGCGCGACGCTGTTTGCTGTCGGTGTGCCGGTGTAGATGATTTGGCTGCCCTGTCCTGTGGCGGATGTTGTTGCAGCATCGGCCGCTGTAATGGTCTGGGTGCTGGGCGTCGTGTCTGAAGCCACAATAGTCACGGTGTCGGTAGCCGCTGTGAGTGCGCGTGTCTGCACTCGGCCGCCGCTGACAGTGCTGTTTTGCAGGTTAAAAATCCCGCTCAGCCACCCCCGGATGCCGGTGCCGCCGGCAGGCTGCGTAATGCCGGTGCCGTCAGTACCCCATTGCGCATCGTCAGTAGCGACTGTAGTCGGCATACTGCTGGCTGTGGCTGCTGCGCCAAGCACGGGAATTTTTGTCAGCAGCCGCTTTGTGAGGGCTATCAGGCTGAATGTACCAGTGTCAGTCGATGCAGCCGAGTCCGCCTTTGTGCCGAGGCTGGTTGTGATGGCCTGCACGGAAGTATCGGTAGCTGCGCCGGCAGGCAGGGCGGAATTATTGACGACAACGCCATTGGTCGTGCCCGGAGTCGTCTGGTCAATGCCGACCTTGCCGATAATATTGGTGCCCGCATTGAGGCCGATGCCAGCCGTCAAGCGATCATAAATGGATCGCAACCAGCCGCGCACGCCGGTACCGTTCGCCGGAGACTCGCCAGCCCCATCGCCGCCGAGGCTGGCGACTATGGCCAGAGCCTGTGAGTAGATCCCACTCCACCAGCCACGTGCCCCACTGCCGCCGGCAGGCTGCGTAATGCCGGTGCCGTCAGTACCCCATTGCGCATCGTCAGTAGCGACTGTAGTCGGCATACTGCTGGCTGTGGCTGCTGCGCCAAGCACGGGAATTTTTGTCAGCAGCCGCTTTGTGAGGGCTATCAGGCTGAATGTACCAGTGTCAGTCGATGCAGCCGAGTCCGCCTTTGTGCCGAGGCTGGTTGTGATGGCCTGCACGGAAGTATCGGTAGCTGCGCCGGCAGGCAGGGCGGAATTATTGACGACAACGCCATTGGTCGTGCCCGGAGTCGTCTGGTCAATGCCGACCTTGCCGATAATATTGGTGCCCGCATTGAGGCCGATGCCAGCCGTCAAGCGATCATAAATGGATCGCAACCAGCCGCGCACGCCGGTACCGTTCGCCGGAGACTCGCCAGCCCCATCGCCGCCGAGGCTGGCGACTATGGCCAGAGCCTGTGAGTAGATCCCACTCCACCAGCCACGTGCCCCACTGCCGCCGGTTGGCTGCGTAATGCCGGTGCCGTCAGTACCCCATTGCGCATCATCTGTGGCGATAGTGACGGGCATTGATGCGGCCGAATTAGCGCTCCCTTTGGCGGGCAAATTAGTGGCGATGGTCGAAAGCTTTGATACTGCTGTTGTCAGCGCTGTTTCAATGCTCTCAAGCGCATCGTGCGTTTCATAGTCATAGGTCAGCAACTGAAAGTCAGGGTCAGCTACATTTGTATAACCTGGCCACGCATAGTAATAATCGCCCCATGATGCGGCAATAGCGGCAAGCCCGGCATTTGACAGCAGTTGTAGCCCGGCATTGGCCGGCGTCGAACTGGACATGCTCACGCCGATAAACGCCTGCACAGGCAGGCCCGTTAGACCAGTATTAAACGGCCCGGCATTCGTGATGTGGCTGCCTTTCACTGAACGGATAAATACTTGACCATTGACAGGATTGTAGCCGATGAATACGACCCACTCGGGACCGAAGTCATAGTCAGCTGCGTAGGTGCTACCAGACCCATTATTGAATTCAACAGAATGGGGCAGGCTAATAGCAACAGTACCCTGCGCGGTAGCTAAAGGCAGCGCGCCTCCTGACAGCCCGTTAGAGACAACTTGATCAGGATCATAATATGCAGCGACGAATCCTGCGAGAACGGACTGAAACTCGCCATACTCCGGCTCCGTGCCAGCCGGCCAACTCACAGCAATGAATACTGGCCCCTGGTCAGGAGTGATGAGCGTGTTACTCATCTGCACCGCATTAAGCAATGCGCCGGTAAGCGGCCACGTTACCGTACTCCCGTCAGTTGATACCACGGCGCCAGTACCCGTAGTTGCACGCCCGTTTAACGTGACGGCAACATTCTTCGTGACCTCAGCAAGATTAGCAGAAAATTCGCTGAGCACTGTCTGCAAATTGGCAATTGCGGTGTTCGTCTCTGCAATTGCGGCAACAGTCTCGGTCGAGGGATAGTCAGCGGGGGGATTCGTGACAGATACGGGCTGTGCCGACTGGTCATCATAGATAATTTCCAGTTCGTCTGTGTTTTGCATTCCAGCATTGCTGGCGTCGAAAACCAGCGAGCCGCCATCCATCGACCCCGTGAAAGTGCTGCTGGTATTGACGTAAATGGGGAGCCGTACCGTCAGGTTGTAGATGAGCCGCAACTGTTGAAAGGTATAGTCCGGGATGCTCGACAGGTCTACAGTCTTGGCAGATGCGTTGAAAGGGTACGTCCCCAACATGGTCTTGCTCATCAGGATTAGCCTCCAAAAATCAATGCGTTAATAATGGATTGTTCGGCAAGCGCGGCTTCAGCCGCTTCAGCACGCGCGGCCTCAGTGGCTAATTGTTCGGCAAGCGCGGCTTCAGCCGCTTCAGCACGCGCGGCCTCAATGGCTACGCGCTTATCCACGCTGGCCGGCGGATACGTTACGTCCAGCCACACATTGGCGCCATCAATGCGCACCTCGCAGGTGTCGCCGGCATAAACGTGCTGCACAGTGGCATCGGGCTGCGTCCAGTCGAAATCGCCATCAGGAATAAAGCGGTTGCCGTTGACGTAGCCGCCGGGAAGATCGGGGCCGATGCTCCACGGCTGCTTGGGCAGCATGGGGTTTGTGTAGGTGACACCTGCGTCAATCTGATTGCCATTGCTCAGGGAAACAATCAGGTGTTCGTCATCGCGTACGACCACATTGGTAATGCTGACACCAGGAAGGCCGCGAGGCCCGAACACTGCGGACTGAAGCACAAGCTTTGGCCCACCATCGGCCGGCGCCAGCGTCGTCTTTCCAACAATCGACTTCAGGGTGGTGGTCATGTCGCTTCAGTAACCTGCCGCACCAGGCGGATTATCAGGGTTTCAGTGATAACCGGGCGCGAATCGGACAAATAGCGGATATCCCAGCGGAGATCCCCCAGAGTCCATTCTGTGGTGTCGTCGCAGTTGATCGAATACTGGCCGGGCGCCGTCCCCTGATCAGCCATCGTGACTACCAGATCAGCAACCAAGTTGCCTTCGGAGTCACGGATTTGCGACGTAATGACATACCCATCCAGGTTGACGGGCACATTACTGACTGAATAGGTAGCCTGGAAGACGAAGGCGCTACCCCGTTTATGGCAGATGATTTGCGGATCCACAGGCATCTCCAGATGGTCGCGGGGCGGCTACCGTGAAACTGGCAGGCATGATTATCCCAATCCCATCATTTTGCAGTCACGAAGCCTGCGCGGTTACCCCCAAATCAGCCTTGGCTGACTGAATCACCGACTGAAGCCGGGCCTTCTCCAGCGTCAACGCCTTGTACTGGAGCCCATGCTCCGCATTTGTGATCGATGTAGGCGCCAGCCCCACCAGCAGCTCTTGTACCTGCGCCAGGCGCTGGGTAGCGCCATCCAGGATGGCTTGGCCTGTCCTGCGGGTCATGCTCTGCTGCCCGGTGACGGCGCCTATCTGCTCGCGGATGCCTGCGGTCATGTTTTCGTGATTCATAGTAATGCTCCCTGCTGCTGGTGCTGCTGCTGAAGGAAATATGCCAGCCCGGTATCGTCGATACCATCGAGCGGCGAAGTCATCATGTCGCGCAGGCCGTACTTCGTGGAGAGCCGGGTGCGGTCCTTCTGCTCGAGCGGATGGTCGGCAATGGCGTCAGCGAGCTCCACCTCGTTTTTCTGGCCAACACGGTCGATACGGCCGCGGCGCTGCGCGTGGGTTTTGGCGGTCTGCGGAGTATCGTGCTGCCACAGCCACTGCCCACGCTGCACATTCATGCCTGTGGCGGCAGCATCGCTGGCAACCAGGATATCAGCCTGGGCTTCGCCGCTCTCCGGGTTGAACATCAAGCGCTTGCGCTCTTTCTCGGCCGCCGTGTCGCTGCCGGTGATCGACACTACCCGGTGGCCATCGGCCTCCAGGCGCTGCTTGATCTGCTCGACGGCCGCGCGCGAGTGCGCGAACACGACACCGGGCTTGCCCTTGCGCTGGGTGGCGTACTGGCTTACGGCCTCCAGCTTGGCGCCCTGCGGGTGGTCATTGATGATGCGGCGGATGGCCATGTCCTTGACGATACCGATAGATGCTTGCAGGTCGCGGGCCAGCGCTTCGTGCTGGTCATCCGGTACACCCCCAAATGCCTTTGGCGATATCGCCTTCATGGCGTCAACATCCACTTTGCCGGCCATGCGCGCCAGCCGGGCCTTGCCGATGTTGCTATCCATTTCAGCCAGAGCCTGGTGCTGGGCATCGGTCAGCGCCACTTTTACCTCGCTGGCATGGGACTGAACGCCGGAATCAATCTTTTGGGGGTAGACGTACCGGGCCATTTCACGGCGCAGTTCATCCTTTGACGCCAGTGTGTCGGCGCCATACCGGCGCATGAATGCCTCACGGTCGGTATACCTGGCCGGGTCCATCTTGGCCAGCACATCAAAGGCCTCGCTGGGGTCATTTTTTACCGGGTCGCCGGATGCGTTCACGTAGTAAGGCGTGTTGTCGGACAGTGAATCGACCACATTGGCCATGCCGGAGTTTTCCTTGCCGGCCCGGTTCAGTAGGTCGTGCCCTTCGTCCACCATCAGGTAGTCGTAGTTGATGCCTTCCTTGGCCATGACTCCATGCATCCAGTCCTTGCGCTCGGCCTTGCTCATGCCGGCCAGCTTGTCGCGCATGTCGCCCTCAGTGACGCCAGCATGCTTTGCGCCCAGGTGCAGCATGTCGTCACGGAAGGACTGGTGTGTCATCACCGTAAAATGGTGTTCCGGGTTTTTGTAGGCAGCAATGCGCTCGGAGCGGCTGGCGCCTGGCTGCGCGTGCCAGTTGAACTTTCCAGGCTCCAGGAAACGCAGGGCCTCAGAACTGAACTGCCCCTGCACGATGGCTGGCACAAGGTACATACCTCGCTTCACTTTCCCTGTTTCGTGCAGGTGCGAGAAAGCCCCCAGTCCGATTGCCGTCTTACCACTACCTACCCCGAAGGCCAGAGCCAGCCGCTTATTCTCGGCCAGCAGCTTGATGGCGCGCTGGCGCGGGGCGCCCTCGCCGCTCATGGTGGGCTGCCACAGCTTGACCGGCTGGCCTGGCTTGAAGTTCTTGCCCACCACACTCATCATGCCGGCAATCTGGCGCTCAGCCTCATGCCCTAGTGTGTGGCGCTCATCGGCACCCAGCGGGGTATCTGCCGGGGAGCCGCCATCCTGCGCGGCCAGCGGTTCACTGGAGAAGAAACCCATCTGGCTCTGCTCGAAGGCAGCCTGTTCCTCGCGGGCCGCGTCCAGCTTGTCGGCGACGGAGCCGGCGGCATACCGTTCCTGGTTACGCTCACGCAGGGTATCAACGAGCTCCCGCTCTTTCTGCATACGCGCCTCAAGCGCGGCCGGATCTACCGTATCAAGGTGGGCCCGGTTATTCCGCACCGTGGTCTTGCCCAGTTTTATAGGCGACTCAGGGCGCAGGCGGTTGTGCGCATCAGCAAAGCCCTTGCCAATCTTGGAGCGCACCAGGTCTTGAATGGCGGAATAGGCGTGCTCAGGACTGCGCATACCCTGCACATACTTCGACCAGTTCAGGCCGGCATCAGCCTGCGCCTTGAGCTCGTCGCCGCGCTGGCTCCAGGTTTGCCAGTCAGGGTTTATGGCGCTGTCGCCAAACATGTCGACGGTTTCCTTTTCGGGCTCATCCGCAGCATGTGTCTCCAGCTCTTTGCGCGCGGCGGCGGCGCCCGGTTCCTCTTTGGCGACATGGGAATAGAAGAAGTCACGCAGCGCACCCTGGTCCTGCGGAGTGAGTTCGCCAACCTCTTTATAGGCTGGAACGCCGGCAGGCTCAGCCGCCAGCGCCCGGTGCAGGGCTTCCACCGATGTCTGGTCGACGTTGATGCGCTGCTTGTTGAGCGGGGAGCGCGCGCTGCCGTAATGCTTATCGACAAAGGCGTCTGCCATCTTATCGAAAGCTGGAGCCAGCGACTCGGCCGTCTGCTGTTTTCCCTCGGCATCCTTGAGCGGAGCGATGGCGTCCAGCGCCTGACGGTACTGCTCAGCCCGCTCCGGCCCCACCCGCTGGAAGAAGTCAGCTGACTGCACATCGGCGAGAATGGCCGATGGCAGGTCGCCATCAGCTGCCCGGCCACCAATATAGTCCTGCAGGGACTGCTCCAGGTCGGGCCCGGCGGCATCGAACGGCTTGGCCAGCGTTGGCGCAGTACCTGGTTTGACGCTCATCGCCAGGTCAGGCCGAGAGGCAAAGCCTTTGGGTAACCAGTCATCCTCATCCAGCGCCCCTTTCATGATGCTCAGGTTCCTGCGCACCTGCTGCAAGCTGGCACGGTCAACTGGCTTTGCCAGCCGGTCCATGCCCTCGCCATTGACGGTCAGGAAGCGCTCATTGCCAACGGCTGTCAGAGTGTAGTCTCCCCGCTGGAGCCCGATAGCCCGCACCTGCTTGATGGCAGCCTCCGGGGATAGGGTGCCGAGCGGCACCTGCACCTGATTCTTGGCGCCCTGCTTGAGCGCAACGACCAGCGCAGCATTCGCCTCCATTTCACCCAAGGTACGGCCAAGAATGGCATTCGCTGTGCGCAGTGCCTCCCCCTTGCGCCGGTTCAGTTCCTGCGCTGCGGCAAAGTCGTCGCCGGTGGCGGCTGCGCCAAGCACGATATCCTTGGCCTCGTCCTGGAGATCGCGCGCTTCTTTCAGGGCATCGTCCGTGGCCGACAGGTAATGGTGCAGGTGGAAGGCCTGCATACCATCCGTGACCTTTTCGTATTCATCCGGGGAAAGATCGGTTTTCAGCCGACGCGCCAGTACCTGGGCGGCGCCCGCCACACCAAGCACGTCGACCACGCTCCGGTCGACCAGTGCATCGCCACCGGCGGCCAGCGCCAGCGCATTCACGGAGTTGAAGGCACCAATACCCAGATGCTTCCCGAGCACCGCCTCCGGGTCTGCGCCGGTGCGGCCTATTTCAGATAAAAACGCCCTGGTCTTGATTGTGCGCAAGTCATTCATCAGGTCTTCATTGAGTGCCGCCTCATCCGGCTCAGCGCCAACCTCCAGCACGTAGGCCTTTACCTCAGTGGCCGTCTTGAGCTCCTTTTTGGCCTGCTGAGCCTTGCGCGCCACCTGCTGGAGCGCTTTCTGTGCCTTCAGCAACTCCACGGCCTTTTTGGCGTCCACCAGGGGTTCCTTTACATCAGGGATATCCGGGCGCAGGCCCTGCAACTCTTCCTTGACCATTTTGGCGGTTTCGCCCCGCTGGATGGCGGCCTTGCGCTGGGGCGCAGTCATGGTGGCGAGCTTATCCTCGCGCAACTGCTGCGCCTCTGCCTTCAGGTGTTCTGGGGACAGGCCTTGCGCCTCTGCGCGCTCGCCGTAGTTCGTGGCAAAACCAAACCCTTTATCCTCAGTGCGCACGGGGTCCAGGTCGGCAACCGATATTTTGTCAGGAGAGGTTGACTCGAGCGGCACACCACCAAGGCCAGCTTCCTCGCGTGTCTCAGCATCTGCCAGCAGGGCCTGGCGCTGGCTATCCACAATAGAATTGGCTTTTTCCACCAGCGCACGGTGGTGCATGTCGCGGGCCTTCGCCAGCGCTGCGTCAGACAGCCCAGGGTGCTCATCCTCTTTGAATGTCAACTCTTCGGGCTTCCAGCCAACAGCCTCAGCCACCGTATTGATGAACTTCTGCTGCTGCTGCTTATGCTGGAAGTCGATAGCTTCCTTGGCGGCCTGCTTGGCTGGAGCGATACCTTGCTCGCGGTCCTTTTTGGTCTGCTCGCGCTGAGCCTCACGACGATCACGCTGTTTCTGTGCTACGTCCTGCTGATAGTCCTTTTCGGACTTAACGCCGCGCAGTTTCAGATAGTTCAGCTTGCCCCCAGCGCCACCGATCACATGGTAGACGCCGGAACCGCTGGCGGTTTCCTGGATCATGACCGGGACGCCCTTTTCTTCCTTGCCGTTTGGATGAACGGTTATCCAGCGGGCACCAGCCGGCAGCGACATGGCCTTAGCCATCGCCTCCGGGAGAATAGCGTATTTAAAAAGGGCAATAATCATGCGCGGTCCGCTGTATGGAATCAGTCCGGCCCCTGCTTCATCCATGATGGGCTGGAGAGAGGTAGCCCCAGGGGCCGGCCAGCTTATTGTGCTGTCACTACGCAGCTACAGCCCAACATCCTCGTCATAGAGCGTGATTTGCTCGCCATCGGGTGCCGTCACTGATGGGCTGTTCATGTTCCATGTGGCGTTATTGTTATAGGTTTCCATGGTGGCGCGCAGGGCCTCCTGCAGGTTTTTGTGCTCCGGCATCATGGCGATCACCGCCGGATTCATGTAATCGCCCAGCAGGTACAGATTTTCTTTCGTGTAGAACTCCTTGAGCAGCGCTTTCACAAAGAACCAGTACACGCCGTAATTCCGGTACCGGGCCGGCTGCTCCATCAGCAGCTGCAACGTGGAGAAGGCAAACTTCGATGGCGGGATAAATTCCTCTTCAGTAGCCATTATGCCTCACCCCCTGCGTTGTACTTTTTGATGGCGGAATCAATGCGCTCTCCCAGTGTCCCCTTCAGGTTCGGAAACTGATGGCTGATCGAAGTTTCGAGTATATCGTGTACGTCGAGACTACCATCGTCATTTTTTAGTAGGTGGCGCATGCCCTCGAGCACGGCCATGGCCTGGCGATGGCCGGCCTTGACGGCGCCCACCAGCGGGTTACGGGTGCCACTGTCGATACCGACAAGCAACTGGTCCAGGGCATCGGCTTTGGTTTTGGCCGGGATATCCTTTGCCGCCACTACCATCGCTGCGGCCAGGTCATGATGGCCGGACATGAAGGCGAGGCGCAGAAGAGTGCTCAGCGACGACTTTGAGTTACCCAGCAGCGGAGCTTCCTCGCTCTGATACTTCGTCAGCATCGGGATATGATCAGACCGCAATGCATCCGGGTGCAGGGCACCATGCTCTTGCGCGCGGCGGTACATATAGGCCAGCGATTCTTTCGGCCATGTGTACTTGCCGTACTCCACCTTCATGGTCGGCGCCAGCGCAGATATCACGCCCTTCAGGTCAGTTGCCTTGTTGGCAGCGGCCAGTGCGTGCTGCATGTATGCCTGGTGCGCCTCTTCCTCGAACTCAGAGCCAAACAGCTCTTTGCCAGCATCAATCCATGGGTTTTTGTGCTCATCACGATAGCCGCCGCCATTCATGCCATACGATGTTGTTATTTTCACCGGGCTGGGAATGTTGTAGCCATGACCAGAACGACTCGAGTTGGAGGCAGTGTAATCCTGTTTTAACTCGCGGTCATTCTGCCGGTCGATGTAACCCTGAATAGCCAGCGCACGATGCTCAGGGGTAGGCAGCATGATATCGGCAGAATCCAGAACCTTGCGAGCTTCACCAGTCTTTGCGATGTAGGGCTTGCCGTCCTTCACCATGGCGAACCCTGACGCGCGGGTGGCGTAATTCCAGCTCTTGGCGCGCTCTTTCAGGTGCTGCTGGAGCGTGGGGTAAAGCTCCGTCAGGACATGATGCGGAACCTTGCGCAGCTCAGACGGGCTACTGGCGTTCAGGCTGCCATCCTTGATCTGCTCGTCTACCTTGCGCGCGATGATATGGCCCTCTTCCACCGGGTCATAAGCAAAGTCAGTCAGGCCCTGGTGCTCATCACGCGACACATAAATGGAAGGCGCATCAGGCACGCCATAAGCGCGGCACTTCAGGGTACCGGTGGATGTATCGACGCCGGTAATTACCAGCTTTTCAGGCTGGCTAGCCTCGTCCATGCGCTCCACCCCGCGGCCGACCATCAAGGCCTTGCCGGTATTCGGGTTGATGATGGCGGCGCCAGCGTGCTCGAGCACGTCCTTGTCGACCAGGTATTTATTGGCCTGCAAGGCGCTCTTGGTCCGGTCCATCGCGGTCTTGAGGCGCAGTGCCGACGGGGAGCTCTTGTCCTTCACCTTGGCATAGCTGGAGCGCAGGGTGGCAAAGCGGCTGAATTCATGGACCAGGCTGGCACGCTGCTGCGCGTCATACCGCTCCGTGACAGCTGCCTTGTTCTCGCTCATCGCCACGCGCGCGGCTTCCGGGTCTTCCGCCAGCATGATCATCATTTCATCTTTGCTGACCGGGCCGCCTTCCTTGTTCAGGTTCTCCACCTTGTCGCCGCCGTGCCACAGTAGATCCTGCCAGTCCTTTTTCGCGTTCATGGACTGCCAGCGGTAGCCGTCGAACGTGCCGCGACTCAGGTAGGTGTGGATACGCATCGACTCATTGATGTTGCCCTGGCGCAGCCCGCGGCCATTGCGCTGCTGCATGATGGCCGCGTTCCATGGAATATCCAGGTGGTGGATATCCGTGGTGCGCTTCTGGAGGTTCATGCCCTCGCCCATCACGTCGGTATTGCCGATCACGAAGTCATATTTGCCGTTGTTGAAGCCTTCGGCAATATTCTGGCGCTGCATCGATGTTTTGGCGACTTCCGCATTGACGATGGCAATCTTGTGCTTTGGGATGCCCAGCGCAATCAGTGAATCACGGATTTTTTCGTGTGCGTCAACGGCATCAGCAAAGATAACCTGGCTGCCCTTCTCACCCTCCCACATGGCTTTGACGTTTTTCGCCAACTCTTCGTACTTGGGGCTTTTCTGGCCTTTGTACAGATGCGGGTCCAGCAACTCCAGATCGAGCGCAGCCAGACGCATCCGGTTCATGATGCTGAAGATATGAGCATCGCCGGTGGCATCGCCATCCTTCTGTGATTCCGCCAGCTCCGCGCGCAGGCCGTTGTATACCGACCGCTGCATGTCGCTCATTTCCAGGAAGTGCATCTTGTCGTCGCGGGTCGGCAGCACCAGGCCAACATCCTCAGCCGTCTTCCGGTCAATGTACCGGCTCATGATTTCACGCAGTTCATCGAGGTTCTTGAAGCCCGTCGTCACCAGCGTATCCGGCTCAAAGCCACCACTGAGAGTGTAGATGGTATCGGTATCGAACACGCAGAAGCGGTCAAGGAATTCTTCGGAGTTGCGAATACCAATGCGCTCGAAGGCCTCAGGGGCAATATAGCTCAGCATCGAGTACACCTCGAGCGGGCTGTTTTTCGTCGGGGTGGCCGTCAGCATGTACATGTTTTTGCCGCCAGACTTTTCCAGAATATGCATGGATTTGAAGTGCATATCCATGGCGCGCTGGCTCTCACCCTGGCCGCCAAGGAACTTCGGGCTCTCGCCGTAACGGTTTTTGGCTTTAAACAGGTTCTTGTAGGCATGGCCTTCGTCGATGATCAGCATGTCGATAGGCAGATCATCGAAGTAAATGGCGTCAGTACGCTTGCCGATATCGCGGTTTGCCAGCGCCTGATTGTATGCCTCGCGGATTTTATTGCGCTTTTTGTCTCCGGCATTTTTCAGTGCGGCTGCCCGCTGGTCAAAGAAGTCCCGCTGCGCGTATTCTTCCTTCATGATCGGATTGATATCGATATCTTCAAACGCAGGGGCAGAAAACAGCACAAAGTCGTAATCGTTCTGCGTCAGCTCATGCAGCTTGCGATTGCGCACGTCGGGACTATCGGTGACGCCCTTCAGCTCACCATCCTTGTCAGTGCTGTATGTCTCGCCTATCACCATAATACGGGAGCCGGGGAACCACCGGTTTGCCTCGGATACCCAGTTGGCAAGTACCGACTTCGGCACCGTCAGGGCTGGGCACTTAGCCTGTCCGGTAATCTTCGCCATGCGCGCCAGCATCAGCCCGCGCACGGTCTTGCCCAGGCCAACGTCAGCAGCAACAATGCCCTTGCCGCGCTGCAATGCCCAGCGCAGGCCGCCGTACTGGTATTGCTTCAGGCCGGCTGTGACCATGCCGGGAATATCCATCGTCTCATCGCTGAAGACTTCCGGCCGGTAGCCGCGGAACTTGCGGTTATACAGGGCCTCCACCGAATCACGATACTCCGACGTGCACAGCCACTCTTTGAACTCCTGATTCCATTCCTCGATGGTGGGGAGCTCTTTTTTCTGCACGCGGTTACGGTTCAGGTAGCGTTCCAGAAGATCGACATTCAGGCCGCCATGCACCTTGTACATGGCATGGTCCAGCGTGATTTCCGTCGGGGTCAGCCAGGATATCGCGCCTGGGGATTTTTCCAGGTACTCATCGCGCTTGTGGTTCTGGAAGGCCTCCAGCACATACAGCGGCAGGAATGCGCTGTTCAGCTCGACTTCAACATCCTCAAGGGACTTGGGGTCGATAGCCTGCTCGATGGCTTCCAACTGGCTGGAGAACTTGCGCTGCTGCTCGGGCGGAAGCTTGTCGTTATCCAGAACCTTTTTCATCGCGTCATAGCGCAACCACAGGTCACCGGATGCGAACTGGTTCATGGTGGTCCAGCTGGAGTCCGGCAGCAGGGCATAGTCTGCCGAGGCGTACAGCTCATCCAGCACGGTATCAGCATCCTTGCGGCCGAGCTTGGCAGCCAGGTCGCCAGCCGTAAACGATCCCTTTTGCAGCGCCAGACCCTGTGCCACCGTATCAAAGTCGCCGGCCAGCTTGCGCGGGGCTCTGCCGGAAACGATATCGGAGAACTTGCCGGTGGGGTCGACCGAACCAATCAGCCGATACAGGCTCTTGTCGCTCTTGGCGGCCAGCAGCAGTTCAGGGTTTTTCGACGGGATACCATGGGCCTTTACCCAGTCCTCCAGAGCCTGCATGACGGGCTTATGGTCGGTTTCCTCGCCCTCTTCGTGCGCCTGAATCAACTGGCCTATCTGCGTGGCGAGCCGGGCGGCATCAGCCATGCCGCTGGTGGCGGCTACGTCTTCAACGCGGTGCCAGCGAGGCGGATCGCCCTGCAGGACATACGCCACACCATCAATAGTGCGCACGTCGCCGGGCTTGGCCGCGGTGTACGCGCGGCGCCGACTGTTGGCCATCAGCTGGGGATGGTCGCTTTCCTGGAACAGCTCTAGCAGCTTGGGCATGTCGGCAGGGCCCTGCGCGCGGCTGTCCGGCTCAAACTCGGCAATCGCATCAGGCACCCCCTCCATGCTGCCATTGACAGTAATGTCTGAGCCGATGCCGGCCTTTGCACGCCAGCCGGCCTCCTGCTTGCCAAAGATATTGGGCGCACCCCTGGTGGTGAAATATTTGCCGGCCAGAAAATCGGCATCCCATACACCAATGCGCTGCAGGTCAGCCTGCTCTACCCGCTCAAGGGCGGCCGCCACATCCTCCGGGCGCTTGCGCAGGTAGACGATATCGGTAGTAACTTCGGTATGTCCGTGCTCGAAGGCAGTATTGGGCATACGCTGGGCGCCCAGGAACTCACCCTTGCGCAGCAGGCGCTCACGCAGACCGCGGTTATTCTTGCCGTCCATGACGCCGGTGGGCACGATCATGGCCACGATACCGCCAGACTTGCACTTGTCCAGCGAGGTATCCAGGAAATAGGCCTCAGCGGTCTTCAGGTGGCGCTTGTCGTCGGCCAGCATGGAGCCGCGCAGCCCGAACGGCGCATTCCCAATCACCGCATCAAACTGGCGGCCATCCTGAGTGGCGAAGCGCTCCAGGCTCGAATTCAGCACCTCATGCTTGGCACCGTGCAGGGCCTGACCAATCTTGGCGCTAACCGGGTCCAACTCGACGCCGGTGACGGTAGCTGCAGCCGGCGCCGTCTCCAGGAATACCCCGGTGGCGCAGGACGGCTCGAGCACCGTGGCGTTTTCCTTCAGGCCGAGTTGGCGCAGCACGCGCCACATGGCCGCGGCGACCTTGGGGTCTGTGTAATACTCGTTGAGGCTGTCACCAATGCCGCCATTCCCGGAATACATGGTCAGCAGCTGGCGCTCGGCCGCATCCTGGGGGCCACCATTGGCGACAATAGCCTGGGCCTGCCGGTTGTACTCTTTGCGCTGGGACTGGGTGACGCCGGCACTCACGCCCCAGGCTGGAGCTGCGGCAGCATCAAATGGCTGCTCCAGGTCGACGGAGCGCGCGGCCGGCGCCGGCTCAGGCTCAGGTTCGCGCGGGGCAGCAAAGGAGGCGGGAGATGTAGGGTTGACCGGAGACGGCAACGGCAGAGGTGGTAGCTGGCCATCGATAAGATGCTTTTCACGGACAAACCAGCCGCCGTCCTTTTTGAAGGTATAGGGGTCAACCAGCATGGCCTCATCTTTCGACCAGTCGGAGGCGATCACTCCACGCAAGGTCTTGCCTCGCCCGGTGACGTGCTCGACGAGGGTTGACTCGCTCGGCACCGGCACCAGAGCGATAGGAAACATGCTCTCCAGCGCCGCGCGCGCTTCCTTGTGGGGCTTACCAACAGCATTGGCGATCAGGCCAATCAATGTCTCCTTCTCATCCGGGGTGCCGCGCTCCATGACCTGGGCAATACGGTCCTTGCCGAGCTTTGCCACCATATCCTCCAGCGTCAGCGGGGCCGGGGCCGGGGCCGGCTCAGGCTGCTTTGCCGCCAGTTGCGCTGGTGCCGGCTCGATAGGCTGCGGCTCAGCAAACAGGTCAGGCTCTGCAATGGCAGCGTGCGCAGGCTTGTGCGCATGCACGTCCAGCCGCTTTTTCTGCATGCGCACATGCGGAGCGGTCACCACACCGGTCTTGCTCACGGAGCCATGGACCAGTGTGGGAACATCAAACAGGCCAAACTGTTCAGCCTTGAGAAAGACAATCATGGCTCACCCTTATTTTTTTGTAGCAGTCTGCGCGGCTGGGAACACGACAAGCGCCTTGATCATGCCGGGTGCTTTCTTTGTAGCCGCCACCTTGCGCTTGAACTCAGCGACAGGGATTGTCGTTACCTCACCGAGAAAGCGCGGGTCATTGTAGTGCTTCATGTAGGCCAGCTTGGCGTCCTCGATGCTATCGAAGCCCAGCATGCACTTGTCTTCGTCATACTCCGTCCACTTCCCGGCTTTGCGCTGGTGGATGACGTAGACATTCTCGGCCTGCTGGCTGGGCCCTACATAGCAATCTACCTCGTCACCATCGGCGCCTTCGGAGCGGCTGACATAGCCGTAGGGGTAAAGCATCCGCGTCTGCCAGGGTTTGCCGTCTGGATCTACCCCGGAGCGCACGCTACCTTCGCGGTTTTCAATAGCCACGTCGATGCCCTGAAACGTCAGCATGTAGACCGGCTGGGCAGGGAGAGTGGTGGGGGTAAAGGCGTCCGGCGCCAGCACCATGGGGATTTTCTTCTGCTTGGGAATGTCGCGGATGACGGCGGCAGCTTCTGCGGCTGTGGCCTTCATGAATACAATTGCCTTTGCCATTGGTTGTGCACTCAGTAATTCTTTTATTACAAGAAGTCTCTTATCACGGCGCAGATTCAGTTTGTTCCTACGGTTCCCCGTAACATTCTTGTCTTTAAGTTCCTCAAGAATGATATTCAATTCATGCAGAGCATCGACCACTTCTGGATTGGATGACTTTTCGGCAGCAGCAAGCATATTTGCCTTTTCAGCCTGCCCTGCATTGAGCCTGGCAACTGCTTCCTCTTGGTATCTTCGCAGCATAGCTTGTTTGTCGGCCTCTTCCTGCTTGAGACGATCAATGCGGGCCTGTACTGTCTTTGGTACTGGCTTGCCGGTACGGCGAGAGAGAAAGTCTATAGCATCTGACCATTCTCCGTGGGTATCCTGATGCTCTTTACCTGGCACCGAAACTTCGTAGTCTGCCTCACCATTCATCATTTTATAGGTTGGTGGCAAAACATGGTCGGATATACGGATTTTGTAGTCTTTACCAGAATCGTCTTCATTAAGACGATGCGTTACCGTCAGGTATTGTGACGATGAAATACCGCTGCTATGGCGATCCGTTTCCAATCCCATAGCCTCAGCATGGCGACCAATCGCCTCACGGATATCTTCATGGCTCTGTGGATTAGTCAGCCGATCATGCGCGCGGACAAGCACAACCTTTCCGTTTTTCAAGTGGCGCTGGTGTTCATCAACATGGCCCTTCAGGAAAATTATCATTTCAAATCCTGCAAATTAAGTTCAGACAGCCACTTATCCATTCTGGACTGGCGCGCTGCGTCAGCATCCGTCATCACGTCCGTCATGCCTGGCAGCGACAGCCAAGTTCCCCGGCAATGCGGATGCTGCACGCCGGCCGCCACCCACCAGCGCTCAGCCGCGGAGCGCTCAATCAGCACATCACCCACGCGCTTGCGCGGCGCCGCTGACCGGCCGATGTTGGTCTTGCCGGGCCATACCTGAGTGTCACCGTCCAGTGTCTCATCGCTGGCGCTGGCCACGCGCATGATGACACCGTTTATCTTGCGGCAGAAGGGGCAGGCCCCAGCATACCGCTCCACTCGCTGCACGCGCGCGCCGGGCGCCAGGCTGGCTATCAGGCCCTGGTTCGCATTCTCGCCGGCTTCTGTTACCGCAATGCGGCGCCAGTCCCGGTTCAGGCTACCAAAAGCGTCAAAAAGCTGAGTCTGGAGACTATGAGCAGTCGCCAGCTTGTCACCCAGCATGACCCCTTCCTGGTGCGCCATGATGACTGTACGGAGCCGGTGGCGGACAGCATCGCCCATGTTACGGACATTCTCCGCGCACCGGGCGGCTCCATACCGCAAAACAGAAGACTGAAGCTTGCTCAGCCCGAATTCATCCACTGCTTTATCCACAGAGGACGGGAGATGTTTGACGACAACCGCTGCCTGCGGGTCCGTTACAGTGCCCATGGCAGCCTGCACGGCGCCCATCATGAAGGCCTTGGCCGCCAGCCACTGTGCTTCCTCGCGCACCACCACGGTCGGCATGTAGCGCTCGACCGTGCAATCTATCAACAGGCTCCAATCGTCCAGCGTCCACTGGTCGCGGGGCAGGCTTTCCAGGTACAGCCGCGCCAGCTTCAACTCAGCCGGGGTCCAGCGCGCCACCTCGCCGGGCCGGGGCTCCCGGCGCAGGGACGGATTGTGCTTCTCGCCGGCCAGCCATGCGGACAACTCCGCGTGAATGCCAGCTATCCGCGTCAGGCCGCGCTTAGTAAAGAGTTCCACCAGCAGGCGCACGAAGGCAGACGGGTGCTCATGCCAGATATCGGCATCCTCGCCGGGCGGGTCGCCGATGGCCTTATACATCACGTCCAGCACCTGGTCTGTCCGGCCGGGAGCGAGCGAACCTATATCTATGAGCAGTGGCTTGGCTATCTTCATGGCATCAAGAATACCGTCCCAACCGAACGGAAGGCAGCGCGTTTCATCTTTTTTTATACATTACCGCTTGCTTGTGTTTACTCAAATTTGATAAAGTCGAGCAATGGATAACCGGAGAGCAATCACATGATAACCCCTTCCTTCTGTACGACACCGCTCACAGTGGCGGCAATGCAAGTGGCCGAGGCCGCCCATGCTGGCCAGGTCCGCAAAGTCAGCGGCGTGCCCTACATCGGGCACCCTGTCGCGGTCGCCAGCATCGTGGCAATGGCTGGCGGGTCAGAAGCCCAGATAGCTGCTGCGCTCCTTCATGATGTGAAGGAGGATTGTGAGCCGCACTACTGGAAATTGGTTGGTGAACTCGACATCGCCGTAAAAAACATTGTCATTTCGTGCTCTGAAAAGAAGTTCGATAGCTTTGGAAAAAAGCGCAGTTGGATGGACCGCAAGCAGTCCTATTTGCTGTGTATGCACAATCCTGTGTATGTGCAGGACAATGCGCTGCTGGTTATCGCGGCCGACAAGCTGCACAACGTCAGCGATACCATTGACGGACTCAAGGCTTCAGGCAAGGAATCGCTGAAGGCTTTCGGCGCTGGCGCCTTTGAAATCGGCTGGTACTACTCGTCCATGCTGAACGCGCTGAAGGCCCGACTGGCAGAGCTTGACCATGACGAGGCCAAGAAGCTGAATAACGTGCTCTACCTGCTGGACGAGCAGACGCGCACACTGCTGCGGATGCTGGCCCCCATCATCGCCGATCACGCCAACTCGCTAGACAAATCCGACCCATCCACGCGGCGCACCGTCGACCAGATGGATGGCGTGATGGTCGGTAATGTTTTCGAGAAGCTTTATGCGGCCCATGGTGACCCGGATAACCTGGGCATGTTCCAGCGCATCCTGCCTACTCTCGTTGAAGCCGACAACTACTCCATCTGCATCAAGTACATCATGGGGGTTTGCTTCTGTGAAGTGACCACGGCCACCACGATGATTCTGGAGCGTGGCCGCGACTCCATCGAAGTTTTCCGCCGCCTGTGGCTGAAGCTGGCGTTTGGCCCGCGCGCCACCTACGAGTTGGACCGCATTGAGCAGTACGGCAGCAATGCCGTGCTCAGCGAAAGCGATATCCCCTTCTGAGGTAACAATGGCAAGAATCAGCATTTTAAGGCTTATCGCTGGGATGACTGGCGCCATGTTTGGCGGTATGCCAGCCGAGCGCCAGCCCCAGTTCAATAAAAAGGGAGACGGGAAAAAGTCCTGTCTCGAATGCGGAAAGGTGCACGCGCAGCATAACAAAAGCTTTTGCAGCGCGGAGTGCCACCGGGTTTATACCGAGCGCGAGAAGGCGGAGCGCAAGGCGGCAAGAAAGGTGACGAAATGAAAAAATGTACCAATGGTACTCGCCATAAATGGACGTTCGTAAAAAACGTGACCATCCGGCAGGAATCACTCAGCACTATTCAGCTTTCAAAGCGCGGTTTTTATAAATGCGCGTGTGGCGAAGGAAAGATAGGCGCCTACAAGATGGAAACCACAAAATGAGCCTCACCTACCTGAAAAATGCCTGCTGGGCCGCCCTCGAGCGCGATTGTACGCAGTATCTGATTTCCAATGCTGACGGCCGCGAGGATGGAGCGCTCAAGGCGCATATGCACGATCAGCTCTGCCGTTTCATGGTGGCGGCCATCCATGGCGGAGATACCGACAGCGTGCGTCTTGACTTCGACGAGGCATGGCATGCGGTACACGATGGCACGCAGGCCCTGACTGATCATCTTGATACGGAATTGGGTTTTCCTGTCAGCGGCCGGCCTGAATATGAAACCATGGTTCCGAAGTTTTTTGACCGGTTTTTCACGCTGGCCATGACGGCTATGGGTATCGTCGTTCCTGATGGATGGACAACAACGGTCAATCGTCTTGAGGTTGGTGAAAGCGAAAGCGGCCTTTACGTTTATGGAACTGCTGAATCAGTAAATGCTGTTCGTGACTGGATGATTATGCGCGATAAGCAAGCCACTGATAGCGTGAAAATATTGACCGAACAGTTAACGGAAAAAAGAGAAGCGCTTATGGTGCTTCCTGAAGGCTTTGAACTCGGCGATATTGCAGATACAGCGAATTCCTTGCTGGGTTATGAGAAGACCATCGCTGTTGGCCATGAAGATGATGCCTACAACACCGTCGAATCGACCACGGCCTACGCATCCCGCTTCCTGCAGGCCTTTATTAAGATGCAGGCTGCCATACCCAAGGGATGGAAAGCCAAAGCCGTTTTGATTCGCGCGAACGGCGATGCCGACGTGACCAACAAAATGAAGCGGGAGTGCATCGGCGAGTTTCATGTCGATGTTGACGAAGAGTGTCAGGACTGCGGCGGCTCCGGCTTCGTTGACGATGGCCTCTCGCAGACGGCCTGCACCACCTGCGACAACGAAGGCACGGTGACCAACAAGAAGGATATCCCCTGGACTACGATCAAGGATATCTATAAGCGCATGGTGGCTTTTGCAGGGGTTCGGCAGATGGAAGGAGTAAAGTCATGACCCACGATAAGATTGAATCGCTGCGGCGCATTGCAAACAGTGGGCTTCGTTCTAATCCAAAAATCGTCATTATTACCCCGGAAGAACTGCTTGCTCTGATCGATGAGTTGGAGCGGCTGCGGGACTCTGCCATAAACATGGCAACACATCGGATTGTGCCGGTCGAGCCGACAGAGGCGATGCTGCGCGCGGTATTTATCTTGCCGAAACATACACTGACCGGCGACGGCGACACCAAAAATATCTACAGAGCCATGCTCGAAGCTGCGCCGCTAGCTGATAGCGGTAGCACCCCATCCTCTCACTGGAAAGTGACCGGAGAGAAAGACCCGCACGCAGGCCATTATGACGGTGAGCGCTCGCAGCTTTCGCTGGGCAATATGACGGATGACGAGCTTGCCAATGCCGTCTTCATGCATGGCAATGAGTATCCGAAGATGGATGACGTGATTGCCGGTAAGGCAAAAATGCCGATTGTCTACCTGACAGCTGCCAAGGACCGTATCCGCTGGCTGTCGCGCGCGCTCGAAAGAGCAATCGAAGCACTGAAACAGGTGAAATCATGAGCGAGAAGATGCGGGCGGAGTTTGAGGCGGCACTTGTGGCTGTCGGGTACGTCTCGACTACGTTCTTCAACAACGAGCGCGACGCAGGGCCGGAAGGCTACTGCGACCACTGGCTGCGCGGTGCGTGGAAGGCTTGGAAATTGCGCCAGCCCGAGATCGACGCCTTGCAGGCGCGTATCGCTGAGTTGGAATACGAAGCCCGGTGGATCAGAGAAAAACTGAAACTTCCTGCCGACACCCAGCTACTGCGCGGCGAGAAAACGCTGGCAGGAACCATGCACGTTGTCTGCCATCGGGCACACGGTTACGTGGCGTATATCGAGGCGTACAAGTGCGACGATAAACAGGGCGAAATAGGCAGACTTAGCAAGCGCATCGCTGATCTTGAGGCGAACCGGTGCGTGGTGGTGCTGCCGGAATATCCCGAGATGGTATGTGCCCTATGGGACGTGTTCAACGGGAAGGAATGGCTCATGACTGTAACTAGTCCGCTGGAATGGGATGCAAAAGCCGTAAAGGATACGTTGCTGGCGCAGAACTACGCACCGTGGCTTCAAGTGGCACTTCGACACTCCATGACCGATGAAAGCTTGTGCACCACCATCACGGCGGCAGATGTGAAGGATGCGCGGCGGTATCAGTGGCTACGCAAGCACTATGAAGTAAGTTTGGTAATCGACTTTTTCGGCAACGGCTGCGTTAACAAAACCATCGAAATGGTCGAAGCAGCAATCGACGCCGCAATGGCCGGCCAAGATGCGGCAGGGGGTGAGTGATGGCTAAAAAAGCCGCTGTTATGATTGATGGGTGGAAACTGGGAATCTTCATAAAGCATCTTGATCGAGCAAAGCGGGTCTACACGCAACATCCCGGCATTACCAAGGATTACGTTTTGCTCAAAGTCGAATACGAATGGGTGTCTGATCTTTCGCCCATCATCGAAGCCGCTAATACGGAGTGTGAAAATGCAAAACGAGACTAAAACATGTCTTACTGACGGCAGACCAGTGACACCAGACCACAGAGAGATAGACCCTGCCACCGGGATGCAAAAGGCGTATGTAGTGCTGACACCGGAAGAACGCGCCAAGGGGTTTATTCGCCCACTTCGTCGGGCCTACATCCATTCAAAGTGTGGAACCGAGACAAAAATGGGACTGGCGCTGTGCGAAACATACGCAAGAGACCCATTTTTCTACAGTGGCACTTTTTGCGTTGGTTGCCGCGCCCATTTCCCGGTCGCCGAGTTTTCGTGGGTAGAAGATGGCGCAGGAGTAGGGACGTGAGCAAGATTACGGAGTTGGTTGAGCAGTACGGTACGCGCTGCAGAGGCTCCGGGGTGGCGCTGGAAGGCTGCAACTTCGGACTGTGTGGCGAAGAGGCGGCAAGGGCGAATATTATCAAAGCTGAAATAGCCAATAAAATCGCCGCCCTCGAAGAAAAAGAGCGGGCGCTGGAGTGGCTGCTGGAAAACGGATATGCGAAAGCCAAGCGGGTCATTTTTGAGCGGATTAATTTAGAGCCGTACAAATGCTATGTTGTTAACTTGACGACTAAGGGTGACATGTCCGCGCAAGGCAGCGGCCCCACGCCGCTTGACGCGGTGCTGGATGCGATGAAGAAGGAGGTGGGGTGATGACGACTAAGGCACAAGCTAGAGCGAATGAATATGCAAGCGTTGAGGTGGAATATAGCCCTGAATCCATGCGGGGCATTGCCAGGCACTATCTATCCGGCGCAGCCTACCAGAAAAAGGAATACGAGTACCAGCTTGCCATGTTGCGAAATGCGCTTTTACCTTTTGTGGTGTTTTACGAGCACACAATAAATTGTGCTTGCTGCGGAATCCGGCACTTCCCCGAAGAAAGAATGTCTGCCGAGCGCTGGAAAGCGCTTTACGAGGCGGCAACTGAGATAGGCATTTCTCGAAAGGAGCAAGGCCATGACTGACCAGCTTGCCGAAGCGGCGCGGGCCTTGCTGAATGCATACTTTCCGCAGGGCTGCATGAATGCAGAAGCACACACGCTGCGCGAGGCGCTGGCAGCACATGATGCCCGTGACGTTAACGCCATCTGGGGCGCCATTGGCGCTTGGCATGAAGCCCACGCCGACATGGACACTGCTGCCGGCCTGCCGTACAAAGGCCCGTACAAGAATCGCGTTGACGCCATCCACCAGACTGGCGCAGTGCTGACAAAATTGATAGGAGAACGCAAGCCATGATGACCCCTGACCAGATTTCAGCACTGAAGGCGGCGGCGGAAAAAGCAACGCCGGGGCCTTGGGCCTATATTTTTGCCGGGAAAAATGAAATGCGGAAATTACGCTGCGCAGATGGCAGTCCAGTTACCCCAATCGCGTCAATATCCCACCGCGTCCCCGGCGGATTGGTAAGCGCAGTTTGTGCCGCGAGCATAGACGGTGATTTTGTCAGATTCAGCGAAACCAGCCTTTCTTGGCCTGAATGTGACTCTGAATACATCGCCCTCGCCAACCCCGCCGCAATCCTGGCCCTGATCGGGGAAGTGGAGCGGCTGACAATAAGCCATGCCAGGTACGAGAAGATGCGCAAAATGAACGTGCCGCAGTTTGCCGACCTATTCCGGGCCAACATCAGCAGCGGCGTACCTTTTGATGAGTTGCTGGACAAATGGTGCGGCGAGGTGCAGCCATGAGCACACTTGGGCCTATCCCCGCGAGCGCGGGGGAACCTTTGGTCGATGACCTAATGATGGCCGCATGCGGCTGACAGGAACACAAGAAAAACCCCGGCATGTCCGGGGTTTTTTTAGCGCTTGAAGCGGGCCATGAACTCGTCAGAGAGCGTGATGCCCGTCTTATCCCCCGACTGGAGCGGTCGGCAATCCTCGTAGTCGAAGGCGTCAGGGTTTTCGCGCTCTGCCGGATCTTCCGTCACCCCATCATTGTTGGGCTTTGCACCCTGCTCTTTGCTCATGGATTTTTCCTCTGAAACACAATGATAGCACCATCGAGCGCCTTGTGCATGGGCTTGCCAGCCGGCGCAGCTGTCGTTTTGCCCTTGGACTGCGCAATCAGCTTGGGCGGCTGGCCGCGGGGCACGTTGTTGTCGCGGAAAGACCAGGCATCGACCAGTGGCTTGATGGCATCAAAGGACTGCTCGTTCTTGGTATTGCCCAGTACCACGTCGACAGGGACATACCGGCCCTCATTGCCACCCCCAAGGAAACGCCCTACGGCGCGCTTGGCGGCCTCCTGACGGGGCAGATGCATGTAGTGGGCTGCCACGGAGTACCCGCTCGACTTGAAGCCGTGCACCAGCGATACAGCCTTGTCCGGCGTCTTCATGGTGGCATCGTGCACGATGTTCAGGCCATTGGTCTTGGCCAGGTCCGTGATCTTATCGAACAGATCCCCGCTCTCGTCATGAACCTCGAAGGCATTCCACCCCTTGTACTCCGGCAGCATGTGCTTGATTTCATCGGCGTCCAGCACCACGGCCTTGCCTGGGTCATAAACCGTGTTCTTGAAGCTGCTTTTTCCACTGCCACCACGACCGCCCAGGATGGTGAACGAGGGAGGCGTCCCATCGGCTGGGCGGGCGGCGGCAATCTTTTCAGGGCTTAGGAACTTGTCAATGATGGTCTGGTGCAGCGCTAAACGCTCCGGGGTGTATTTGCCGTCCTTCTTGAATAACTCGATAGTCGGCTTCACTCCTTTGAGTTTGGCCTCCACATTGTCAATCTTGGCCTTGGTGTCTTCCGGGAATCCGGCCAGCACCGATGCGACCGATACGTCAGCCTGGTCATGCAGCTTGGCAAATGCCGCAGCGTCAAACTTATCGGGCGCCTGCTCGCCATCGGCAGGCCCATCCTGCTCATGGTGCGTAACCTGGCCCCACTTTACCTTGTGCTCAAATCCTGTTTCGTCCTTGACGTGCCCGCCATGCTTGCCAGCAGCTGTGACGTGGCCCTGGCCAGCCATCGAGCCCATTTGAAACTTCACATGCGTACCGACAGGGTGCACAGGGGGTGGCTGTCCGTTGCTGACCCAGCGCTTTGACTGCACCCCGTTTTTATCGGTAATGGTTTTCTGCTGGAGCTTGCTCTTGTCCATGGCCTTGAAAAAAAGCGCCTTTTCAAACGTAGGCATTTCATCCCCCGATGGGTCCGGTATCTGCCCACGGACAAAAACCTTTTTACCGTCCTCATCGTGAGCGATGGCGCCGTCTTCCCCGTGATCAATAATGTTGAAGCGCTTTTGCATCCGCTGACGGTGCCCCAGGAAACGGTCCCAGTGCACGTCATGATGCGTGCCGCCGTCATCCCGCACCTTCATGCCGTGCACGCCCTTGCACACGACGGCGCCGTACATCGGGCCATTTTCAGGGTGGCTGAAATAGACGCTATCGCCCGGCTGTACATCAGGCGGCTGCTCAACGGGCTTGGGTGGCGCCGTCTTTTTTGCCGGCTCAGGCTTCAGCACTTTCCGCATGGTCACTCTACCGTGTAAATGTTCAGGCCGAAGGATTTGCCGAAGTCTTCCTCTTCGTCATCCTGCTTGCCGAAGTCAAGAGCTTCCGTGGGCGCTGCGGCCTTTCCGCTTTCATCGCCTTCAGACCCGGCGGCGCCGGTGGCGATATCGGGCTGCTCCGGTGGCTGACGGCCACCCTGCTGCTGCGCGGCCGGCGCGTGGCCTGGCTGAGAAAAATTAGAGGCATCCGTGCCTGATGTCCCTTTTCCCGGTGCGCCGCTACCCTGCGGAGCCCCCTGCCCATCCTGGGCTGATTGGCCTCCGGCCACGTCCTGACCGCCATCCGGTGGCGGCGTTCCAAAGTCCTCTTTCTCGCCCGGCTCATCGCCCTGGTCCTGCGTGATGGTCTGCGTATACAGAGCGATCAACGATGGATTCAGCGGGGCATCCCCCACCGGGCCCGGCATGGCGTCAAATCCCTCCTGCGCGCGCGCCTCGTTCACGGTCAGGACCAGCTTGCGCATTTCCTGCCGGGCCTGCTGATCTTCCTCGTCAAGACCCGTGAAGCGGAACACGAACTTGTCACCGAAGGCCGACAGCACATAGTCGGTCAAAGTGTTTTCGTAGAAAGACAGCAGCGGGAGCAGACCCTTGTCCTTGCTGTCCTCGAGCTTGGCCTCGGTGTCGCTACCGGACAGAGATGAGGTATTGCCGCCCGAGAAGCTATCAAAATTGATTTCAGACGGCGACATGCCGTAAATGGCGCAGATGATCGAGGTGAGAAACGACATCCACTTGGCAAAGTACATTTCGTTGAACTGCTCGCCAAAGCTCTCGAAGGAGGCGGCGCTGTCCGCGTCCCTGCTGACCATGACAGGCAGCGTCCAGGCATTGTTTATGCCCTTGACCATGCTGTTCCAGTAGCGCTTGAAGGCATCAATGTCCGTGCTGGCGTATTCGCCGCGCAGGTGGAGCATCCCGCGAGGGATGGCGTTGCTGTCGAAGCCCTTGATGTTGTAGGTCATGGCGTTCAGGAAGCCAGTGACCACGCGAATCAGCACCTCCGTCTCGCTGTAGCCGTAGCCGCAGGCGCGCACGTCGGTACGCGGGTTGCGGACCTCATAAATCAGGTCATCAAAGGTATAGAGCGCGCGGATCTTCCCGTTCACGAACTGGAGACTGGTGATTTCGTCGCGGCCCTGGTAGCCGGCCTCCACACAGAGGCGAATGGTGCCCCCGTCGACGGCATATAGGCCGTCAATGCCCAGCTTCTTATCCCGCTTCATTTCGGTTTCGATGGCCATGGCATCGAAGGTCAGCGTGTCGCGGGTCAGCTTTGCCATGAAGGCACTGAAATTATCACGCTTCAGGCGCTTGCGTTCGCGCGCATTGAACTCCCACCCGCAGTTGGTCACGAACCGATTCAGGAGCTTGATGCTCTCCTGCTCCGTGTCCGTAACCTGGTGCTCTTTGTCGACGTGGCGGACAGTGAAGCCCGGCCCCTCGCCGGATTCCTGCACCCGGCAAAACCGGCTTATCTGGCGCTGGCGGGTCATGATGACGGCATTCAGCACCGGCGTCTGGTCGACCATGGCGCGCAGGCTTTCAAAATTCAGCAGCGATGGCCGCTCCCAGAAGTCGCCCTGCACCGATACCTGGTACTCGTCCAACTGCACGGACTGCATTCCGCGGGCATGGGTAGCCGCGTTGCGCGAGGGAAAAGGGATGATATTGCCGTAGTTCAGCGACTTATTGACCGCATCGTCCTCCATCCGCTGAGTGATGAAGTCGATGACGGGTGCCAGTTCATCCGGCGGCATGATCAGGTCGCGGATACCTTTCGGGGCAAACGACTTCTGCATGATGCCCAGCGCTTCCGTGCGCTCAGCCAGGGGCGCTGCCTGATTAAAGGCAGTTCCTTCAACAGAATCATTGGGGGTTTTGGACATAGATGCTCTCCTGCCGCCTACTGTAGTGTCACGTAGGCGGCAGTAGAATCAGGGTTATTCCAGATGAGATACCTCTATCGGTTTTATGGCGGCCATGGCCAGCCGGTAAATGTCGTTTCTCCACGCACCCTCGCGTACTTCCTTCCGCGGCGGGGTAGTGGAGCGCACAGAGCGGATCGCTGCCCGCAGGTCGCGGCCGCCGATCAGGCCGGCCAGTGACATTGCCTCCATGTCGCGGCCACTCAATGCTGAATGTCCTCTTCTTTCGTGGTCTTCAGGTACTTTTCCACGTTCAGCATGGTTTCGCGCATCGCCTGCATGGCCATGCTGATCTGGTTGCGGTCATTGTTGTTCAGGGCAGACAGGATGTGGTCGATGTACAGCATCATGGTCTGCAACAGGCCGTAAGGCTGGCCCAGGGCCTCGCCGTTGACTTCCTGAATCAGCGTATCCAGCAGGAACCGGCGCGCGAAGAGGGACTGCTTGCGCATGGCAGTGAAGCGGTCACCGATATCCTGCGCCTCGTTGCCGGGCTGCGTGATGGCGATGAAGTAGGCCTTCGTGCGCTCGTAGATGCTGGCCAACTGCTTATGGCAGGCCCGGCGGGTCACCAGCTCGGACGGATCCAGCACGGCGTCTTCATAGGTCATGGCCCTGGTCAGCTTTTCCTCGAGCACGTCCTGTTCATGCTTCGTGGTGGCCAGGGCCTCGGCAGCAGCACACAGCAGATCGCGGAGCTTCACGTTCACTGGCACGTTGTCCAGCCCGATGGAGGCCTGCACCAGCGCCACAATCAGGTTGTTGGCGTCGGGCACCCCAAAGCGAGTAAGGCCGGCCTGCAGCAGATCCTCGCGGTCCAGCGCATCGACGGTCATCAGATTGGACACCAGCAGGCCGCGGACATTGTGGGGCATCAGCGTCTGCTGGATGATCGGCCAGACAGCACGGGCCTGCTCAAACGTGCTCTCGGGCACGCGGAACACGATCACGCCACCCTGCTGCACCGTGAAACAGCGGGCGCGCAGGCCGGCAAGGGTAATCTCGATGGTTTCCTGCGCATTCAGCACCTGGCGCTCGGTATGGGTGCAGGGCTCTACTTCTTCTTGTACGGCTTCGACGTTCAATTTCTCTCTCCGGTTGCAAAAATATGGCCTGTCCAATATAGCAAGATAGCAGTCCTGTTTCATCAAATTTGAGACACAAAAAACCCGCCATTACAGCGGGTTTTTTCACTGGCCTGGATTATTCGGAAGGAGCAGCGTCAGCGATGTCGCCTGAGGCCGGTTCAGCGATAGGGGCGGCAGCTTCAGCTTGCTCGGGAGCGGCAGCATAGGTGGCGTCGACCGGAGCAGCCGGAGCATTTTCACCAGTGCTGGCACCAGCCGGGGCGGCTTCGGCGTCGACCAAAGGGGTTGTGCTTTCCACGATAACGGTGTCCTCGGGATTAACCTCAGGCTCCGGTTCGCCAGCAAAGGCAGCCTGCTGCAGGCCATTGAATACGGCAGCAGCAGGAGCGGCAGCAGCAGCCGTGGCCTGGGCGTCAAAGCCGGCCGCCACGCTGGGGGTCAATTCCTGGGGCGCCGGATTGCTGAAATCCTTGGCACCAAAGGCAATCCCGTGCGCGCCAATATCGGATTCGTAGTAGGCGATGCTGGTCAGGGATTCGGCTTCACCGGTGGGGTCAACGGTCAGGTCGACCAGCTGCGGGAAGTCGGACGGCCCGGAATGGTTGAAAACAACGACAGCAGGGACTGTCAGTCCGGACAGTTCATGGCGGAAGTAAACGAGTTCTTTCATTTTTTTGTACCCTTGGTTGCTAAAAGTTAGAACGTGGAGTGCAAATACTACACCCGGTTGCGCCCTGATGTCAAGGCGCAGCGAGGTCTGGTATCAGGTGCTAGCGCGGATAGCGCAGGCTACTTCGTGTTCAGCAAGGCACTCAGGAGAGTGCGAGACGCCATCTGTTGCGCCACAATTGGTGCCTTTGCAGGTTTTCCCCGCAGCCGTTTCCAGTTTGGCGATACCCTGCACCAGTGCTTCCGTCTTCGCGGCCTGGCCCTTCTGATAGGGCATCCACTCGGCGTAGAAGGCAAGGTTTTCGGTCGGGTCGCCATCCTGCACCAGCGTTACCGACGTGACGGGGAACTGCCGGCCGGCATGGTCAATGACGGACAGATTTACCACGGTATCGCTGTGGACATAGGCCACCAGCGCGGCCAGCGGGGCAATGCCGTCGTGACACAGGCAATTGCCGTTGTCGCCACGGAATTCCGTGTTTTTCGGGCGGAACCACACTACGCGCCCAACAGTGGGGGTGATCAGAGGGATTTTGTCGTTCATGCTTTTCTCCTGGGTGATTGATTGCTGTGGCCGGTGGCGTCGGTTTCAAGCCGCCGCCTCATCCATGCCGACTACGCTAACACACTTTGCCACTTGAAGCGGGTAGTCACCGGCGCTGAACCCGGCATTCCTTAAATGCCCGATCTATCTTGTGCCTTTAGCCGCAAGTTCACGAATAAATAAGGAGGCTGTACCTGCGCATCAGCCTGCGCATTCACTACCCACAAAACTGCGCTCTATCAGCAGGCCGCTCCGCCCAGGGTTGGAAAACGGTTTGTACCAGATGCAGAACGCAGTTTTGTGAGCTGTAGGAAGCAGACGGGACTCGAACCCGTGACCTTGGCAATGAAGATGCCAAACTCTACCGCTGAGCTACTGACTCCCCACAAGTGAATGCTCTTAGTGGACAAAGGACGGGGTGTCGCCTCAAATGTAGACAGCCCCTGCATTCCACGAAAAGCACTCACTTGTGAGTTGTGAATGGTGGCTCCTATGGCAGAACCTGGACTTACGTGGGCATCACTGATCAAAGCTTCTTTCCTTGGTGTCCAGCCCATATGTCTGGCACCCCGGTTGCGCTTCCTCAATGCCAGCCTGCCGCTACCATACTGGACGATAACCACGCATTACCGTGGCACCGCACCCATCTACTCTTGCAACAGCTCGGGTAAGACCCGACTCACCACTCACAAGGACTTACTCTCTGGGCGCCAACCCGGCAAAGGCTGACCGTCAATGCCGGATAACAAAGAGCAAGTTCTTGTAAAAGGTATCCGGTATGCACACCCTACCGGAGTCGGGCTACTTGTAGCACAGTGCATTTGTGCCCCGGTGTTTTGCGCTGGGGGTGGCTCCCCAACACCGAGCAGGAGAAAAGTTGGCCGTCTTTCCGGCCTGTCACCGCGGTAGCTTCGGTCCTCGCCGCATCTTCCAGCATGATGCGTCTTCGCGCATACGTTATGGCTACTGTGCGCACCCATGCATGGTGTCTGCTTCTACCCACCCGGACCTATTCATATCCGATTTACATTACGGGGGGTTCCCCCCAGGCGGGGTTTTATTCTCCCAGTCTCTCCAAGGCGTCAAGCCTAACTACCGATCCGGGGCCTTTTGCACTAGGGCTTTCAGTGCGCCTTCTGCCGGTCCAGCGGAATGGTTAGCGGATCACATTCCGAAAGTCCACTCCAGTTACGAGGCTGGAGGCCGCGACTCAGCTGCTTTAAGTTGTTCACGCCTTTCTGTAATCCTGCAAGGCTCAGGGGGCATAGTTACCAGCTGCCAACCGGTGCGGTTTCGTGGACATTTATAGGCCGTCTTGAAACCACCAACGTCATCCAGCCTTACTGGTGGCGGGGACAGGACTTGAACCTGCGACCTTCTGGTTATGAGCCAGACGAGCTACCAACTGCTCCACCCCGACATTCTTGCCGCTTGTGGCGGCTTGGTGTGCTCATTTTTGATTAAACAGATATCGCCTGTCAATCACTATTTGATGAAAAAAGAATACACCCTGGGTCGCGCGGGCGCACCGTCATGCCGCGTGCATTGCACATGTTGCCATCTTCGTCGAAGTTCCGGCAATTGCCGCAAATTTCACCGGGCGGCAGGTCTTGTATCATGTTGACCACACCTTGATTAAGGCCTGGCAGGGCCTCTTCAATTTTCTTTTGCGTCACGTTTTTGGACTCCGGCGGGACAAGGAATGTCGCGTTGCCGTGCGCGCGCGCGTATGCGGCATCGCAAAGCATGTTGGCGTAGCTGGTATGCGGGTCGATACCGACCTTGATAACTTTGCGGCGGTAAAGCTTCTGTTCCTCGTCCTTCTCGGTAACCAGGGCGGTTTTCGTAAAGTGCAGGAACGCGAGATCCTTGCATACCGGGACCAGGGTGCGGATGCCCTTGTCGAGTACTTCCTGCACCAGCGCCTTGGGGTCAGGGAATAGGCACAGCGTTTTTACAAACCTGATCATCGACACCTGCATGCACTTGTACTGATCGAGCTTGACCGTGTAGCGGTCGCGCTCAGCCTCACTCGTCTTGCGGTCGGTGCGGTTCAGCGGGCTGTCACCCCAGCGCAGCATGTCGTCGGCAATGTCGCCGTAGTCGGCCAGAAACACCCGGCCGGGGTGGCGCGTGGCAAAGCGCTTCGCGTCATTGTAATTCGGCAGGGTTTCCACTACGCACACGGCCACCCCGTATTGCTTCATCAGCACGTCGCAGCGCGCGAAGGGGTCATCGCTGTAAATGTACTCCAGGTGGATAACAGCCTGGCGGCCATCGGGCAGGCGCTCCTTGATGATCACCACGTTGAACGCGCCCATCTGGTCGATACCCATAAAGGTATCCTTTGCGCGCTGTTTCCACTCCAGCCCCATTGCCATGCCCTGGGCGGCGCACTCGTTCAGCATGGCCAGATTGACCGGTATCAGGCTCGGGTCGTTATACGGCAGCCCAAGCTTGCGGTTATAAAAATTCTGCATGTCCTCAGCATCACGATAAGCCTCAATCATTTCACGCGCGGATATGGTCGGGCTCAGCATCTGGTGGTACTGGAGACTGCGAATACGGGCCTTCGGATTTTTCGGAATCCACTCGCCGTCCTGGGTATCAGCCAGGTAAGCATTGCAGCTGAAGCAAGTGTAAATGTAGTCGTCTTCTGGCGCCGTCGGCCATTTCAGCTCGCCGGTGGCCTCGTCCTTCACGTTGTAGGATATGCAGCCGGGGAAGTGGTCCGTCATCACCTGCAGCACATTGCAGGCCGGGCAGCGGGTATGGAACTGGTGCTGGTCGCCGCGGATGTACCAGTAGTGGATATCCGCGTCCTCCCATTTTGCAGTCGAGCCCATCAGCGTGAACTTGACCAGGCTGGCCGACAAGCGCTCGCGCGCCTTTTCCATGTCGGCGATGAGCATGTTCTGTACTTCGTCAAACGACAGGAAATCCATGGGGTTGGATTCCGTCATGCTCTTGCCGGTGGTCCACAGGAAGAAAAACTTGGACTTGCCGAGCGTGCGCGTCAGCACATTGCCTTCTGTCTTCGCGCGGCGGGGCTGGCGCGGGTCCGGTGGCGCTGAGCTCTCACCCATCATCATGTTGTAGACGGCAGGGATTGTGCGAATGATCGGCAGAAAGCGCAGGCTGGACTTGATGCCGGCCAGCTTCATGTCGGGCAGGAACATACCGGCCGACAACGGCATAAACTTGATGGCCATGTAGATGGCCGCCAGCATTTCCATGACCGTGAAACCCACCTGGGCGCACTTCATCAGCGCCACCGTCTTGCCGTAGGCTTCCTCGATGGTGGTGGGGATCTGGTCGTAGATGAACCACATGGATTTGCGGTTATCCAGCCGGAACGGCTTGTTATCGACCTCAAGCCCCTCTTCGGCCAAGCGCAGGCACCACTCCCGGAACGTCTCCGCGGGCCCGATAATGCGCATAGCCTCCGTCAGCTCGCCACCAGTAATACCCTCGAACTGGTCACACAGCTCATTGAGCTTGGCGGTCATGTCGCCGAATGTGGCTTTCTTGCGGAGCAGCGAGGGGAATGCCATTAAAACATAGCCTCGTCGTCATCGAGCGGGTCCGGCGCCGGCCGGGGTGGCGACTCAGGCTCAGCCGGCGGCGCAGGCTCACGCATTTCCGGCATGTGCGCCTCAGCAGGCTTGTTGTGGTCGCGTGCGCGCGGGTCACAGTCGGGCGTCATCATGTGCTTTTCGTTGGCACGGCGCAGGCGGTCAATGATGCGGCCACCCAGCTCTGACGACTCATCCGATATTTCCTCCAGGATAATCCGGTAGAAGTCCTCCATGCGCTCCAGGTTGTAAACCTCTTTAACCGCCTCGAGCGCCGACTCCAGCAGATCCCGGCGAATCTTGATGCTCTCGCCAAGGAACTTCGGCGACTTCACCTTGCCCTCTTCCGTCAGCGCATAGTCGCGGAGCTTTTTGGCATCCTCGTACAGCTCATCGAGCCGGCCGAGAATGTCCAGGCTGCGCACGGAACGGCCGGGGTACTGGTTGATGTAGGCCGGCGGGGGCGCGGCGGGCAGGTGCTTGGCGGCCTTGCGCGCAGTGACTGCGGCACGCTCCGGCCGGTCACCCCGGATGGATGCCACCCAGCGGAACCATGTGGCTTTATGCAGCGGCTGGAATTCACCGGCGCGGATTTTGATCAGATACCGCTCGTAGAGCTCCAGATGGGCGGAGTCGCCGCGCTTCAGCGCTACCTTGATTTCCTCCGCAACATCACTTATCCGCAGCTTGGGTATGCTCACGCGCCACCACTCCGAAACTTGCTCTCACCCTCGAGCGCTGCCTCAACAAACGAGCTGACCGTCGTATGGTAGGCGCCATACCGGCGGACCACAGAGTCGAACTCTTCGATATCGTGCCCCACCAGGCCCCACACCGGCAGGCCGTCCGAGTCATAGCTCGGGTCGCCGTCCTTGTTGGTCTTCTGGATCATGTGGCTGGCTTCGTGAAAAATCAGGATCTCGCGCAGGCGGTCAGTCGAGCTCATCCAGTATTCGCGGTCCAGAATCATCAGGTAATCAGGCGCGAAGCCCAGCAGGCGGCGCAGCGACCAGGTGAATACGTCCTTGAGCGAGCCCTGCACTTTGGGCATGTGCACGGACCCCAGCTCCACCTTGCACTGGCAGATTTTCGGGTCTTCGCGCAGCAGGAACGCCACCCTGGGGCGGCCTTCGGCCAGGTGCTTATGCTCGGGCATGGCGACCACCTTGGCGTAATGCACCAGCGGGTCGAGGCCGCTTCCATCATCCGGCGGCATCAGGAACTTTTCGTAGTCATCCATTGAGCTTCCTCTTCTGCACATGGTCAACGATCAGTTTTCCGTCCAGGTGGTCGACCTCATGCTGGATGCAGATGGCCAGCTTGCCTGTGGCGCGGAAAGCTACGGGCAGGCCGTTCTCATCAATGGCCTTCACGTCGATGGTGGTCAGGCGCTTGATGTGCACGAACTGGCCAGGGAACGACAGGCAGCCCTCACCGCCGGGCATGGCCGTAGTCAGCTCGCCCACCGGGGTATATTCCGGGTTGATCAGCACCAGCGCCTTGGTCGGCGTCTCGCATACCACGATCATGCGGATGGACCGGCCCACCTGGGGCGCTGCCAAGCCGATGCCGCGGGCGCGAAACATCGTCTTGCGCATGTCCGCTGCCAGCGTGCGGATATCCGACGTGACCTCGGCCACCGGCTCAGCGATCAGGCGAAGCATGGGGCTGGCCCCGTTTTTAATTTTCAGCAGCATTACTCTTATCCTTTTTGTATGAAAGCATCCATTCAACAGCGCCGGCCGGGTCGCCGAGCTCGCCGGACACCCTGCGCCTGAAGTTCATAGCCGCGGCCTGCCGCATGGTGATTTCCATGGCACCGGCGGCGACGGCCAACGCGCGCTTACTTAGGGCAATGTCGTAGTGGCTCCCGCTGGTTTTCTCCGGGGACTGCCACCAGCGGCGGGCCACACCAATGCGGGCGGCCATGGTGTGGAGCTCATCGTCGGTATCGGCCAGCATGTGGCACATGATCAGCCGACCGTACTGGGCGCGCATGTCATCGACGTAAACAGTCATAGCGCCTCGCTCAGAAGAAAGGGCAGTCTTCAGCCACTTGCGCCGGTACCGGCAGGGTTTCCGTGACCACCTTGAGAATTGATTCCTCGGGCGGCAGGGGGCGCAATTCATTCTCTGAAATCAGTAAATCAGAGCCATATCCTTCATCGAAAATAGACGTATCAGGCATTGTCTCGTATGCGAAAACCTTATCATTCTCTGCGTAAATTGAACCAATAACGATTACGCGCCAGCCGTGCATACGCGACCATTCACCAGGCGGTAGGCCGCTCACATCAACGATAGCCGGCTCGCCGGGGCTGAACCTTGGGTTTGGACGCTCGCTCATGGCTCCCACCTGAAAACCATTTCAAAATTCATCGGATTGGTGCTTTTGTGCAAGATGCCCTTGGTCACGGTGGCGCCCTGCATCGTGCTTACGACTGGGACACCGGCGGCCAGCAGCTTGTCAACAATGGTCTGCTGCATTTCATGGTCGGACATAATGCCCGGCATCATCGGTACGCGAACCTCGATTGGCTCTGTCATTTTCTCTCTCCAAAGCCGCCATCCGTGGCAGCTGTTTTCAGGCAGGGTCAGCGGTCGGCGAAGGTGCCTTGCTCTCCTGCATCGACTTCAGCGCAAAGGCGGTACCAACCGCGGCAATGACCAGGGCCAGTTCAGTGCCATAGCCGGCGGCCATGGTCCAGGTCTTGATAAACTGCACCTGCTCATTGATCAGGAACTGGGCGGAGCCCAAGATCCCGACCACGCGCACAGGGCACCAGGTCTTGCCATCGTTTTCGGTATACAGGTCACGGAACCCCATCATCGTCCTCCGGGCCCGGCACAATCTGGCCGAGCGGGTCACGAATGAAGCGCAGAACCGCCAGCGCCGGCTGGAGTCTTTGCACCAGCTCAGCGCTTGGTAGAAAAAACACCCTGCGCGCGGCTGGGTGCATCAGAAACAGCGTACCGTGCTTGGTATCTATCCGCACTTCCATGCGCATGATGCACCCCCTTGGCGGTCCTCGCCAAGATAGCATCACACAGCGGGGTCGTCGAACTCATGGGTCACTACATGGCAAATCATGGCCGGCAGATAGCTAGACACCAGAACCTGAAACAATTCCGCGTCCTGTTTGCGCACAAAGCGTATCGCTTTTTGCGGGCTGGCCGTCCAGTACGGCATGCCGCGGCCAAGCGTCCTTTCAAGCAGCGCGACATAAAAGGGCTGCGTTTGCGGGCTCTCCAGCAGATAGCAGATCATCAGAAAAGCCCCATATGGATGCCGGAATAATAGGCAATCAGCACATAGCACACCTTGCATGCGACGTGCGCCAGCTGGTCGAAGTTGTAGGCGAAGCGCAGGCAGGCTTCACACTGGCACGGTGTCCGGGCGCACGCGCCATCCATGCCTGAAAGCTGGAATCCTCCAGCCGACTTGCAGTAGTCAATGGCAAAGTGCAGCACCAGCTCAGCCAGCGCAAAGCCCATGCAGCCGGTCACCAGGTAGACGAAACCTGCCTGAATGAAGGCGTGAGCGAACAGCGCCTGATACCAGGGGACACCGGGCACACCACCACCGACAGCATAATCAGGAAGCGTCCGGGTATTATGGTTTTTCGCCTTCGCCAGAAAATCACCCTGAAGCGGGTAGTCGGCCAGGTAGTGCACGAACAGCAGCAGGAACAGGATGGTAAGCATTTCAAGCCCTCTCTTTCTGGTTGTTTTTGATGGTAGTGGTCAGGGTAGCAATCTGCTGGCGGGAAACTTCCAGCGCACGCAGCAGGCGCTTGTTGTCTTCCTCCAGGTCTGCATTTTTCTCACGCAGGGCCCGCAGGTCTTCGGCGAGATCCGCCGTGTGCTTTATCAGGTGGTCAGCGCGGCTCACGCGCATGGGGCGGCTGGTTTCCGTTTTGAGCTGGAACCCGCGCGCCTCTATCGCTTCCTCCACCGACTTCAGGGAAGTATTGCCGAATTCCGATACACCGGCCAGCAACTGGGTCGGCGTGTAGTGCAGCAGGTCGGCCACCGTCCTGATATTGGCGACCGCCAGTGCATTGCGCGCTCGGTTGGTAATGGGGAGCTCGCTGATTGTGATCAGGGCTGCGTCAGTCATCAGCTTTCACCTGCAATGCGATGCCGTGCATGTCGATGGTTTCGGCCTCGCGGCCGTCCTTGGTAATGGCGTGGTCGTAGCCGGCCGCCAGCAGCCCGCGCTTGATTTCAGCGTAGGCCTCGGGGCTGACCTCGAGCACGGCGTAGGTGTGAGTAGTGCGGGTCATGTTGCCTCGATAATCAGGTCGGCAATGCGCACCGCATGATCTATATCAGTTTTATCAATCAATCTAGGCGTATAGTCGTCAGCTGCTGCCATCCCTGCTATCAACTGCGTCACAATCATGCGACGGCTGATAGCATTGATGCCTTCAGTAATGAGATGGATTTCCTCTGGCGCCAAATCGTTGGTGCCATCACGATAGGTGGCAACTGCCGCTATCAGTTCTTTGATATTCATGATCAGTACCATCCTATGCGAATGTGGAGTTTCCAGATTTTAAAGCCGCGGTCAGTGTTTACCAGCTTGCCCATGATGCGGCGCACCACTTCCCAGCGCAGGTATTCCCAGCCGCGCGTGGTGATGACGGTCTGAATCGGATTGGCAGGTGCAGGGCTTCCGACGAGAGAAACCAACTCCACAGGCGGCGGGTCTTTTTTAATGTCCATACTCAAATCCTCAAATAAAGCCATCAAAACAAACTCCCCTGCGCATTCTCGGCCAGCCAGTTATACCACCCGAACTTCACCCGACCGACAGCCACCAGGAAGTATTCTTTCTCCAATTCCATGCCGATGAACCGAAACCCCTCGAGCATGGCCGCTTTGCCGGTACTCCCGCTGCCTGCGTACGGGTCCAGCACCAGGCCGCCCGGTGGCGTTACCAGCCGGCACAGCCAGCGCATGAGACTGGTCGGCTTGACAGTGGGGTGGATGTTCGCGCGCATCTTCACGGTATTCATGCCCGACAGGCCGGCGTGCTCGATGTTACCGCGGGCCACTTCCGCCTGGGCCTGATTACCGTAGGCCAGCGGCCGGCGCATGAACAGCTCGAGCCCTTCCTCGCGGTCCATCACGCTGGCCTTGGCTGCGTAGAAAAAGCGTGCAGCATTACCTCGCTCATCATGCGGAGTGAAATTTGCGTCTTCGTCTCCAGCAAAAGCACCATAGGTATTGCGGTGCTTATCTGAATTTCTAGTATTCAACTGCCCAGCCTGCCCAGCCTCGTCCGGGAAGTGCGCCACCACCTCGTCACTGCCATCATGAACCAGGTTTGCCGGCCAGCGGCCAGCCTCGGCGCCCACGCGCAGGGCCTCGCCATTGGTTTCGATGCGGCATCCGCCGATATTCAGGGCGCCGGTGCCATGCTCCATCCAGTTTTCAGCAATGGTCCCGATCAAGGGCTTGCGCGCCATGGTAATCGGCTCCATGGCTGGCTTCAGCGCAGTACCCCAGTCCTCCAGGTGCTGGCGGTCGGCATAGTCCACCTTGGCGCCCAAGGCGGCCGACAGGTTGACGGACTTCGGGAAGCCGCTCCCGTATACCCAGGCAATCATGTCGCGGATCTCGAAACCAGCATCCTCGATGTTGCAGGTCATGCGGTGCTGGGTCCGCGTGCCGGCGAAGCACAACAGGTATCCGCCCGGCTTCAGTACCCGCAGGCACTCCGCCCAGACCTCTACCGCAGGGACGGCGTAATCCCACTTGCGGCCCATGAAGCGCAGGCCGTAGGGCGGGTCCACTACGATGCTGTCGACGTGATTATCCGGCATGTTGCGCAGCGCCAGCAGGCAATCGGTCTGCAGCAGCGTGGCGCGGTCGCTGATAAACTGGCTGTCAGTGTCTGTTGTAATTTTCACCGGTACTCTCTCAGCTTTTCCACCATCTGCCGCAGCAGATCGGGCAGGATGACCTTCACGATGTCGTCATGGTGTTTCAGGTCGAAGGCGGCCTGATCGAAATAGGCAGATACCTGCCCTTCGCCATAGCGCATGAGCAAGTTTCTGCCTAAACAATTTTTTGACGGCAAAAATTTAACCGAAAGCCGCTCCAGCATTTCGACCTTAACGGTCAGGCCAGGCTCATGCAGCGGATCTGACGTGGAAGTGAACCTTTGTTCAATGCCAAAAGGTACACCGATTTGTATGCGCTCAGGCGGTTTGGTGCCTACCGGAGCCATGTCAATAGGGTCTTGCAGAGCGCTGAAGCGGCCAAACACATGGAGGGCCTGGTCCACCCGGCTCTCTAAGTGAAACAGCTTGCTGCGCAGGTAGCATGCCAGCTCCCGGTTTGCCTTGTCGCTGGCGCGGTAGCGCTGGAGCTCATCCCATAGCTTGCGGTTTGTCGCCTCTTGGCGAAGCACGGATATGATCATGCCCGGCGCAGGCCGGCACAGTTTGCGCTTTTTCATACCAAGGGAACCCTCACATCCGCCAGCAACATCAGCTCGCCCGAAAACGTCACCTTGACGCAATCGCATACCAGGTCGGCCAGTTCGCCAACCATGGCAATGGATAACCCTGGGGTGGCTCCCTTTGCCTGACGAGGGACGCTGCCGAACTTCCAGCCGGCGCCATTGATGTTCACCCCCACCCCCGCCTCCAGGCTGAAGCAAACCTCCATGGTCTTTACAGGCTGGAATGGCACGCCATTGACCGAGACACTGCCCTCGTATTTGAATTTCACCTTAAACATGGTTCAGGGCATCCGCAAAATGGTGGAGGGCGGCCGCAATGATAAACACCACCAGCGCCCAGCGCATGGCGTCACGGACGATGCGCTGGCGATGGTAGGTGCGCACGCGCTGTTCAAACTCTGGATCTGTAAGACCGGGAAGGGTGGCTTTCATGCTGGTTGCATCCTCGAAAAATGCGCCATCAGTGCGGCGCAGAAGCGTGTTGTTGTTGTGATTCTATGCATTGCATCGTTGTAGCCGATAGGGCGGCCATCTTCCCGCATGGGCTTCATGGCATTGGCCAATAACTCACGATTGATGATGACCGACTGCAAATCCATCAAGTGGCGACCGTCGGGGCGGAGCATTGGCGCCTTGATGCACGTCACCAACACATCGACCACGGCGGTCGAATCCCATGGGTTTTGCACGTTCACAGAAAACGACGAGAAGGCGGCCAGTGTCTTCAGCACGAACTGGTGCCCATCGCAAGGGAAGTAGGGCGGCATAATGTCGAGCACGGTCACCGGCTCCAGATCAGCTCTAGGGGTGCGCTCCAAAAACACCATCACGGCCATGGCTCAATGCCCCAGGTGTGCGGCTGCCCACATGGCAGCGCCAGCAACGGTGATGATCATCATGACCGACAGCCACAGATGGTGGTCCACCCGGCGCAGCAGGGCGCGGGCATCCATCAGGTCGGCATCACGGTCCACATGGGCGTTGAGCTCACGCACCTGAGCCTGAAGCATACGGATGGAGGTGCCCGCGTAGGCCATCACAGCCGGCGCTCCACCGCGGGCATAGACCACTTCGCCGCCGGTGATGGTGGCAAGGTAGCGGGCCTGCTCGCCGACAGCAGCCAACTCGTCGCCCAGCTTGCAGATAGCGCTGTCCGAATCCTGAATGGTCTGGATGGCCGCCTTACAGATACTGGCGTCGGTGTTGCTGATTGGGTCCATGCCCAACACCGACGCCAGCGAATCAATATGGTCCCATACCGGCGCCTGCTGGCCCTTCGTATCGCTCATCTCGTGCCCCTGAATACATAATCAAATTTGAGTAAAGACTACCAGCTACCGCACCTGCTCCGCAATGACCTCAGCGGGGAAATCTGGACTTTTTGCATAATTGCGAGCGCAGCGCAAAATCTGGACGGGGGCCGGCCGCGGCAGATCGGCGTCGGCGCGGTTCTCCTTCTTGGGCTTGGGTGGCGTCAGCAGGGCCCCGCAGGCACACAGGCTGTCCACGCTGGAGCCCTTGCCAGCCCTGGCGCCGCAGTCTGCGCAGCGGTGCTCCGTGGTGGTGGTGTTGTACAGGATACGGCCGAAGCACTGGCGGCACACATGGTCGAGCAGTTCCCAACTCATAGCCCCAGCTCCAATTGCGTGCGTGCGATTTGCGATTTGCGAGAGTTGCGACGTATTTGCAATTTGCGTGCGATATTTGCGAGAGAGTTGCTGGGCTGGCCATAATCTAGCTGGAGCTGCCTTGCTTGGTAGGGGGTGGGTTTGTGCCCCAACCACCCGAACACGGCCCCAGGCTGGCGCTTGATGGCGGTCAGGATGGCCTCCATGGTGTCAACCGCACGGGGCACTGTAAATTCTATGGTCTTGGGCTCACCATCCAGGTCCAGCAGGTGCAGGATGACGGGATGCAGCGGGCGGATCTTCCCTGGCAGTTTGCCTCGGGAGTTATGACCATGGGCAAGTTCAAGCTCCCGGTTATAACAGCTCACGCATATAGATCCGTTCAAAAGTCGCGGGGGTGTGCGATGGCAACGTGAGCACGCCTTACTTGCAGCCGTATTCTTCGATGCGCCTATCGAAACCCCACAATGCGCCGCACCGATCACACACCGATTGCAGGGGTGCAGCCGATCATCGACCTCAGTGGCCTTACGCCCGGCCTGGTACATCGTTTTACAGGAATCGAGGGACAAACTGGCGCGGTGCTTATCGCACCGGAAAAAGACCTTACCTGGCAACTCCGGCATGGAGAAATACTCCACCCCTGACGCTGGACCTTGCATGGATTTGCTCTTTTAAGATCACCCGGCCGTTATTCTTGAGCAGGCCCTGGCCGGTGGCCCTGCTCGATGTATGCAAATATCCCTGAAACCCAGCGTTTGCGCAATATCTGGTAATAAAAACTGCATTTTATACCGTTCGTCGGCTCATTTTTCGCTCCGTGGAACCGTGGAACCAAAAACTTCGATTTATTCTTTGAAATCAACGCGGTAACCTGGTAACCCAAAGGTAACCTTTAAAAGTTACCGCTAAACCATTGATTCATATCCCTTTATATATAGGTAACCAAGGTAACCAAGATATATAAGTATAAGAGAGAAAAATACAGGGAAATATATATATACATGATCTTATACATGGGGTGTATTTTCTCTATAATATAGTGTTTTCCGGGTTACCCGGTTACCTCACCAAAAAAACGTCACTTTCCTTATGTATTTCATCAGCTTGCGCGGGAACCTTAAAGGTAACCTAGAAAGCGATTTTGGTTACCTCAGTTACCCCTGAAAACAGGGTCATGCAGACAAGAAAATACACAGGTAACCTATGTGGGTATTAAGGTTACCTCAAGGTTACCGATAAGGCATTGATATATATGGAATTGTGCTTTTTTTTAGCGGTAACCCAAAAAACACCAGTCACATGCGCGCGCGTAGCATGTAGCGTGCCAATAAAAGTTATCCACAGGAGGAAAAACAGCCATGCCAGACGCCACACCAAAGATTGACCGCCGCACCCTCCGGGAGCGAGCAGGAAAGCCCCGCTGTGTGTATTTGTCCGATCATCAATGGGAGATAGCCAAACAGCTCGGGAATGGCAATGCAGCAAAAGGGATTGGTCAGGCGCTAGCAGATGCCGCACTGAACGACGACACCATTGATATCCCCTGACCATACGGCAAGCATATTAAAAAAAGAGCAAATACCATAGCCGATTGCATTTAATGTGTTTACAATAACTCCGATTGGCGCATGGGGCGCCTGGAGAGAAAGCATGACAAAGAATACCGCATTGGGAACGCCACCCACCGATCAGCGCCTGAAAATCCACACCCTGGCCAAAGCCACTACCACCTTTCCCGTCCGCCACCTGCTGGTGCTGGAGTCGTCTGATATTGGCGACGAGTTTGATTCATGGCTGGGCACCCTGGCGATGGCAGAGCACGCTGATATGGCGGAGAGGCTGGTGGCCTGCTGGAACGCCTGCGTGGGTATGCCGATCAGCCACATTGCCCCGCGCTGGCGCCAACTCCTGCTGAATCCTCTGCTGGAGCGCGCCATCAGGGCGGAGCAGGAGCGCCACCAGACCGAGCTCAAGTACGACACCCTGTTGCACGAAAACGGCCTGCTGCGCGAAGAGAATGCCGCCCTGCGCGAAATGAACAGTCACCTGATCGAGAATCCCGAGTTGGAGGTAAAGGTGGTGAAGGGGTACTCCCTCTCGACAGGTAAACCGTTTCTGGCTGCAAGCCTCCAGAGTGATGTTGATCACTGGAAGTGGCCTGTCGGAAAGCCATATGATGACAGCGCCAACCGCCAGTTGGCCCCGGTCCACATGGACCATGAAGAAGACCTGATCGAGCTGGACGAGGCCACCCTGGCCATGATTGCCGAGGACGATCGGTCGGACCCGGAGCGGAGCCGCATTGCGCGCAAGCTGTTGACGCAGGCCCTCTTGCATACATCGCCACTAGATCAGCCGTTCACGACTGAGCAGGTGCGCGATATCATGGCGTGTGAGTTTGATATAGTGGGGGAGTACGGTCGGCTGGCAAGGTCACATGCTGTCTTATTGCAGGAGTACGGTGGCCGCGCCAAGCGTCTCAGCGTCCAGCATGCCCCTGTGCCATCGCATGAACTTGATTCGGTTTTCGATGCCACGCGCCACGGGCTCACCATCAAGGATTTGCAGGAGTTGGGTCACCTCAGCACCAGCGCTCCGCTCGAGGCGCCCTGCGGCGGACTGACCGCTGAGCAGTGGAATCAGCAGGCTGCACGGCCGGCGCAGCCAATCACGGCTGACCAGGTTCGCAGCATCATGGCCGGTGATCGTGATACGGTTATGGAGTACGGTCGGCTGAAGGCTGCCATGGTGGATGATATTGAAGCCGCATCTGGTATCGGCACCATCGCCGCCGACGAGGAATGGAACGCGCCCTTTCCCTCCGACTGGTTTCAGCAAGGTGGCCATGAAAAGAAGCCATCAGCCAAAACCGCTCTGTCGATTGAGCAGGCCAAATTGATGCAGGGCGGCATGAATGACCTCGAGCGCCTCGCCATGGACAGTTTCCTGCGCACCGGCACCGAGTTGGGCGCTCCCTTCGACGAGGATCTGCCCGATGGAACATAAACCCCACCGCGGCCGGCCCCCGGTCACTGAAATCCGGCGCCAGCGCAGTATCCGCGCCACCGATGCCGAATGGGCGGCCTTCATCGCCCTGGGCGGCACGCGCTGGCTGCGCGACCAGGTGCAGCTGGCGCTGGCCGTCAAAGCGCTGCCGACAACAGGAGATCCACCACCATGAGCAGGACACTGCGCCGCAAGCGCAAAACAAGCCAGACCATCCGTGATGGCCAGCACCAGTACCACTCCACGGCCTGCCAGCACAATGGCAGCTGCGAGCATTGCCGGCGCAACCGGCTCTACTCCAGCCGCCACCGGGCCCCGGCTGACGAATAAAACGACTGTACATACCTTTTTGGATAGCAACCATGGACCTTGAAATAGCCGGAAACACCCTGCTGAAGCACGCCGCCGAGCTCCGGGCGGCTCACCTGCACACCATTGCCAGTGACCTGGAGACGGTCGGCAATACCCTGAAGTCCATGGCCAGCCTGAAAGACGATGGCACGGTCTATGAAGAGAAGGCATGCAACCGCTGCGATGGCGCAGGTGAGCGCTACCATGGAGGCATGGGGGTGATGGCCACCTGCAACAAGTGCAATGGCAAAGGCAAGATCATGGTTCGCGCCGACGGCGCCGCCGGGTCCGGCCTGCACCAGACCATCATCGCCCAGTTGGTGCACGCGGCCATAAAGAATAACCACCCTGGTATGGATTCCGGGATGCTGTGGGATGCTGCCCTGGCAGTACGCCAGTTCCGTGAGGCGCTGGAGCCGTTCGCCACGGCCGGCGCCACCGGGCAGCCCCCGCGCATCGTCTATACCGGGGTGCAGCAGGTGGCATTCCAGAAGCCCGACGGCGAATTCATCGTGCTCACTCCTGAGCAGTTTGCCAAGGCAGCGACCGTTTTTAAGCAGTGGGCTGGCAAATAGCGCACTGTACGGTGCGTTATTTGTGCTATAACTGTATGTACGGTGTGTTATATGGTGAATCCTGTGGAAGAAATCAAGTTTGGCAGTATATGTAGCGGGATAGAAGCTGCCAGTGTGGCATGGGGTCCGTTGGGATGGCATGCAGCGTGGTTCGCTGAAATAGAGCCGGGCCCGGCTGGGATATTAAGGCACCGTTTTCCTGCCACCAAAAACCATGGTGACATGACAAAGCTTTCGGCAATGATACATGCCGAATCTATATCCGCCCCGCCTGTGCTTGTTGGCGGTACGCCTTGCCAGGCATTCAGCCTTGGCGGGCTCCGGGAGGGTCTTAGTGACGCCCGCGGCGGCCTTACCCTTTCATTTGTGGAGATAGCGAATGCAATTGACTCTGTTCGGCGCAAACACGGAAAGCCAGAATGTGTCATCTGCTGGGAAAACGTCCCTGGCGTCCTCACCAGCACAGATAATGCCTTCGGATGCTTTTTGGCAGCTCTTGCTGGAGAAGACACCGAGCTCGGACCCGAGCCACAGCCTGCTGCTGGCCAATCCAGTAAATACTGGCGCTGGAACAAAGACACCAGCAAGCACATTCCTAATTGGCCAGACGCTGGTTGTGTGTTTGGACCCCAAAGAGCAGTCGCATGGAGGGTGCTCAATGCCGAACATTTCGGCGTACCACAACGGCGCAACCGTATCTTCGTTATCGCCAGTGCTCGAGAAGGTTTCAGCCCAGTCCGGGTCATTTTTGAGTTTGAGGGCTCTCGCAGGGATACGGCGCCGGTTCGAGGCAAAGAATATAGTCAGCCTGAAGACCCGCGCAGTATGGATTCTTGCTGGTGGGACGGAGGGCAAATAAGCCAAACGCTGGATGCTGTCCTTTTCAAAAAACAGACACTTCCTGAAAAAAACAGATTCCCGGCAGTAATACAGGATGGTCGGCTGCGCTATATAACACCCCGCGAGGGGGAAAGGATTCAGGGTTTTCCTGATAACTGGACCATGTACCAGCAGCCAGCAGCCAGCAGCCAGCAGCCAGCAGCCAGCGATTGTTCCAGATACCGCCAGATACAAGGCAATCGGGAATAGTATGGCTATACCTGTCATGCGCTGGATTGGCGAGCGGCTTTTGATCGAGCTGGAAAAGGAGTCTTTATAAATGGGCCGTAAAGCATCCGACAAGCCCCGCGCGGAGCGTGACCGTGAACGTCGCCAGCGCCAGCGTGCTGTAGGCATCATCACCCTGCATGTCAGGGTCCACCCGAATGCAAGTGCAGCCCTGGAGCGCCTGCGCGGCTCCGCCTGGGGCGCCACCAATACCGACGTAATCAACAACCTGCTGATATCAGCTGCTGAGGCCGAATGAACATCCTGCGCTTACTCCCCTTTGGCATGGGGGCTCGCACCAACGGCGGTCAGCAGCGCTGCTACCACCTTGGCGACCAGCTGCGCCGCGCCGGCCATGACGTGCATGACGTGGTGATGAACAATGGCGACGTGCTGCAATCGACCGATTACCCCTTCGATGCCATCATGTTTGAGTTTCCCTGGCTAGTACACACTGCCCAGTGGCTGATCAAGCAGCACAACAACGCGGCAAAGTTGGTGTACTCGTCGCATCATATCGAAGTACGCGTGCAGCTCGAGCGCCTGGGGCGCCAGCCGGACTATTGCAGCGATTCCTGGACCGAGTACACCGCCCGGTGCGAGCGCAAAGCCTACCGCGAGGCGGATCTCGTTGTGTGCTGTTCAGTTGGCGATGCCGAGTATTTC